TTACTTGTTTCCAAAATCAGCCGGGGTCTCTCCCCAGCTCTTAGTGTCCCAGTGTACAATCAAAATACTCTCTATCTCCGAGGCCATTACTTTCAAAAAAACTTCGGCACGGTAAAGGTCAATTAAGGGCTTTTTGGAGGCAGTCTTTTTGTTATTCACCCATGTGATAGCCGTCAAGCTATCGGTATAAATAACCGGGGGAGAGTAATGGTTTTCAATAATGTATCTGATGGCGGCAACAACACCCAGGAACTCACCGATATTGACGGTTTGGTTCCCAAGCGTGCAATGGAATAATTCTTTGCCTGTCGATAAATCGACAGCACGGTAGGCAGTAATACCGTTTTTGGAAGAATGAGCCGCATCAGTCGCTATACCAGCCGACGGATAATCAGCCGACATCATATCCGTCTTCTTTCATCCGGCGCATCAGTTCCTGCGCACGATCTATAAAATCGGAAATAACCCCATCGGCATTCTGCAGATCTTTACGAGCATTCAGAACTTCCAGTACACCATGCAAAGTGCGGCTGGACGGAGTCTTGCCTCCCAACGGGTCGAAATAAATTTTCTTATAACCAAAGGATATAACAACCTTGTATACCTTGTGAGGCTTAATGACCGATTCGATCTGCGCCTCAAAAAAAGTACGAGTGGCCGAAGTTACAACATAGCCATTTTTCCCATGCATAGGACGTAGTTCTACATCATATAAAGCATCGGGCTCGACACTGCCTTTTAAATCTTTAGAAAGGACACAAACACTTTTTCTAGTTCCGTCGTCTTCGTGTACTCCCTTTAGTTCGTTTGTGGAAAGCCGGGACACAAAACCGACTATTTCCCCAGTTTTCGTCTTGGTGAACTTCACCCTGGATTTTTCTACCATTACTATTTTAAGTCATAGGTTCAAACTTTTTTCAATCAATTTACAAACTTTGTTATCTAAATTCACTTCATTGGGATGCAAAATTATCTGTTTCGGACAGAGAATCCAAATAAAAAAAATGTTTTATTTTTCCGCTTCCAATCAGGGATTGATAGAGAAATAAGAGGGGTTAGTGTATTCTGTTCTTCTCGGAAAAATGGCTGAAATGTTCATCGGTCTTAGAGAACGCGAAAGGAGGATCACATTTCCAATAACGATAGCGACGGTCAGGGTCTTGACAATGGTAAACATCGGTATGGTTTATCCACAACGCCCCCTGTTCCGTTTCCTCATCGAAGTAGCGAGCACTATCCGGAATCTTTGGATTTGAACCAATATAGAGTTGGCATTTTTTGCCCATCACGAAAATACAATGGATTTGGACATCCGGATCAACATCATACTGGCGTGCAAAGCAAGCGAAGTCATAAATATCCGTATGAAGCATCGGTCCGAAATGAGGGGGGGCTTCTACCGCTAACCGCTCCCAAGAGTCTTGAAGCGGCTGACGGGAAAGGATTTCTTTGGCACGTGCTTTGGTAACAGCATGTTTAGTGACATAGGATACACGGAAACCGGCATAAGTGGAGTCTGTGACGTAGACATTCCGCAAGAGTTCCACATCTTTCCATGAATTATCAATTGGGTCTGTATCATCGGCACAGTCTTTGAGAAGCAGGACAAGTACCGTGAGTGTGAAGACTATTGGTACAAAGAATTTGGCTATCAGGATAATCCAAATCTCTGAATTGGGATTCTTATTCATTCGATTATTCTTAATATGTGTGTACCATCACCCCCACGAACTTCGGAAGTACAAGTTTTGTAACCGGCATCGTGCAACCGATTACGGTTCCGTTCAAGATTAACTGCCCGGAACCTAGTCACATAGATGATATATTCGGGGTGGATTTCGAGTATCTTACGAGGGATACCAAGCACCTGAGCAACTATACGGGAGTCTTCGATATAGGTTTCGAAGAAATCACCGACATGGAAAAGTATGATGGTGTCTGCGCCGTATCTTTGTTTCATACAAGCATAGACATCCATGATATAATCATTTTCTATTAAATCCATAATTTATTTTATCATTTGAGATTAATAGAGTTTAAAGACAACATACATTTACAGGCAGAAAGCATTTAACACTTTGAATAACAACATAATAAACAAAACCTATATATACTATATATTTTGCGTTTGCAAATTTATAATAATCCAAAGAAAATACAACATGCAAACTATTTTTAAGTATACGATCTTTAAGAGAAAAAAACGGAGAGTGATGACCGTTAATTACAACGAAATACACATTTAACATTACTTCACTGTTTTGAGTTTTCTATCTTATCGAGGGTAAAAAGTCAAATTTTGACATACAGAAACTCAAAGAGACTACTTGGCAGCTACCTTATCTTCTGCTATCTTTGCCAAAGTTTGGGACCTCTAAATATGAGTTTTAAGGTTTTGGATTTTTAACAGTCCCTATTCTCACTTCTATGAATTGACAGCCAGCCGAAACCTGTAATATTCTGCAATAAATATATAAAAAGCGACATGAAAACTACTCTATTCGCTGAAGAGATAACGAATATGTATCCAGAACTTTTTAAATATGCCTTTAAACTGACTACGAACAAAGATGATGCAAATGATCTGGTGCAGGATTGTATATTGAAAGCACTGGATAATGAAAATAAGTTTGTGTATCAAGACAACTTTAAGGGCTGGATGTTCACGATTATGCGAAACATATTCATTAATAATTACCGACAGTCCATACGAGAACTGAACTTGTTTAAAGCCAACTTGCCTGAAGAACGCCTGACACAGATAGCGAATGAGGAATCATTTGAGAATATATACGACATGAAAATATTGCATGGCGCAATAGATAATCTTCCCCACAGTATAAAAGAGCCTTTTGTATTGTTTATGGACGGGTTAAAGTATAGAGAAATTGCCGAAAAATGCGATTTACCATTGGGCACGGTCAAAAGCAGGATACATTTTGCACGTAAACAACTGAAGGCGGAACTAAAGGAGTTTATATAACCGATGGTTCTCATCACATTAAAACATAATTTATAGCCAATATTTACCCGGGAGGGTAAATACACCTCTGTCAGATAACAATACCTGTCACCAAAAAGCATCCGGTACTTAAAATAGAGTATTTTTGTTTTATAAAATTTTAAAAACACATATATAGCAAAGAAAGTCCCCATATATAAATCTTAAAAAAATAAATTATGAAAACGAACTTAATATTCAAAGTGTGTTCTCTGTTTTTATCGCTCTTTGCCATAATTACATTGGCTAGTTGCAACAATGATGACCAGGAGAGACAAATGACCGAAGAGCATACTACGGTAGATGAATTAATGAATGATGCAGAAACGGTATCAAGTATCCAGACCAGAAGCGGTGGTACTTATTCCATAAAGAAACTCACTGTTAATGCAAAAATGTACAGAGCTAACCAGTCACAAACGATTGACTGTGCCGCACTAAGAGCTACTCCATTTCAAAATGATGACTGGGGCAATGCCCTTTACTTTTGGGATAGCCCCTATAAAAACTACCTGGACTCTGACCATCCCTATTTTATTGAAGTCACTATGAGAAAGACTTTAAATGTAATCTACACAGATGAACCCGGATTCATGGACGGTAGTTACAATATGACTGAGGTAATTGCCAGTGTTGAAAAACTTATTGGTGCTAAGAAACCGGCAGGAACTCCTTTCTTACAATGGTTAGGACAAAATAAATACGGGTTCTACTATCTGGAAAATCCGGACAGAGAGCAAGCTATCATTGTTCCTCACCTGATTCTTGACGATGATCTTTTCAACCAGAAAGTGACAGATCAATATAAAAAATAAACTGTCTTAGAATCGTATTTTAAAGGGGACTTTTACTCTAATAGTCCAGGAATATTTCGCGGACTTATTTATATAAATTGTCAAGACAACAAATACTTCTTCAACAATTCTTCTTTAAGTTTGCCATAGTAAGACTGCTTGCAAGTATCGCAGTTTTGATTGCGGCACCGCTCCAAATCAGAAGAAGATGTGGGACAGCGATAATCACGTGATTGCTTCCGAAGTTCGATAATCTCGTCAATCAGCCCCGTTATGTTTGTATTAGCCTTTTCCGTCAATTCGTATTCGGCCAATACGACAGTTTGTATCAGATCATTTTCGCTATATCCTCCGCTTTCGCAAAAACCGGGAGCTTCCTTGAAAAACCGGGATGCTCTTTGTGACTTTATGGGATTACGGCTGTTTATTTCTTCACGCCGTATCCCTACAACTTCATAAAGATTGGCATAAACACCCATAAGGGTATCGAGGCAGGAGGCGAAAATGTTTTCAGAAACTGTTACCGGCAAGTTTGTCTCGTTGTCATTGACAACCAAAAACAGGTGTTCGCCATTGTAGCGGACACCTGTTACTTTGCCACTATGACTGTGCCTTTCATTACTCTCCCAAAGAATATGGGTAGGTGTGGTCAGTTCCACACCGTCAAAGTCCAAATTCATCAAGTGAAAAACAGAGAGATAAGTCTTGATTGCTTTCAGTTCTTTCTTGCATTTGCTACTTATTTTACTTTTCATGCTGTAGTTGCTTTTAATGATTCAGTATTAGTGTTGATAAACTCTCTTTCAGGTAATAACTGAGTATAATCCACATAGCAGTTGACGATTCCTTCGGCTTCTTTTACTCGATAGGTAGTGCCATATATATTATTGTGGATTTCAACGACCTTTGTCTTAATCCCGGCATTATGAAGTGTATAATAAACTACATCTCCAACTTCGTACTTAAACTTAGGGCTAATTTCATCACTAGATAATTCATAGACACGATTTATAGTACGATGATAGTCTAAAGCCCTCGCTTCTACTGTCGGGATTTGTTCTTTGTACCAATTCAGTTGTTCGACTACTGATTTCGTTTTACGCTCTTCCTCTAGCCTCTTGACTACATTTTTATAATGCATAGAGGACGATTCAACATATTCCTGCTCTCCCGTATTAAGGGCATATAGTATTTTCTGTTCTTCCCGCTTATTGGATTCTATCGCTTCTTTCTCCCTCTCTTCTTTTTGAGTCTTGTCTCTTTCAATCTGTTCTCTATCGTCAATTTCGTTCTGTTTCCGCTCCTGTTCCTTTACTTCTTTGAGGTAATCGGAATATTTCCGGCCATTAGCCTGCAGGTATTTGTAGTAATCGGCCTCAACTTTATGCTCTGCTATATATTGCCCGATACAGTATTTTTCAACATATCCGGATTCATTCCGGCTGCTATATAGTTTTTCTATTTCAACATTCTGCGCGGGTGGAAGACTCTCGATAATCTCATATAAAAAGCCGACTTGATTCTCGTATCTGCACCGATGGGACAAAGCCCTCAATGCTCTGGTTTGAATTAACTGACCTTTTAAAAAGTCAAATTCAGGGATTTTGATTTTTGTTGTCATATCTAATATTATTTAGTCTATTGTACATTTCTTCGACATTATTCCTTATACGCTGGGGGTTGATCAGAAACGCAAACATCTCAGACAATTCTTCATCGGATATGTTGCTGATGCGATCTCTAAGAACCGAGACAGCAACATTGAAGTAAAAACCTACAAGCGGACCTTCTTTAAGAAGTTCCTGAATGCGGTCGTCTATTGTTGTTCTTTTTGCCATAACTATTATTTGGACTGTTTAAAAGTGAAGTGAGTCATATATCTTGTTGATGTCATCCTGCACGTATCCCATATAGGTCAAGGTAGTTTGCGGGCTACGATGATTGAGTATTTTCTGGATTAAAAACAGTGCTTCCGTAGTACTGCCGTTTGCTTCGAATGTGGTACGAGCAAAGGTCTTGCGGAAACTATGGGTGGAGAAACGTTTTATCTGAAGTTGATAGCGGACACGGAAATATTTCAATTTGCGGTTGATGTATTCTCTGGAAAACGGCTCTCCCGTATGCGCATTACATATAACCGACAATTGCGGGTCGGGAGTGCCAACCAGTGTGTACATCTGGGATATATTGTGGGCTATCTCCTGGTTAAGCTTGACAATGCGGGTCTTTTGGGTTTTCTGTTCGGTCTTAATGAACTCGTCCCTGCCTAGAATGTCCTGCCACCGGGTTGTGCGAACGTCGGAGACACGGAATGCAGTACAATAGGAAATCTTGCAGTATGCTTCCCAGTTATAAAGGCGGTCTTTGTGGAGTCCGTTTAATAATTTCCTGAATTCTTCCATAGGAAGATAATCGGAAGTGGTAAGTTGTCCTCTTTGTGCCATAACAATTATATATCAGCGTTCATAATACGTGCTTCGATGACATCTCTTGCTGTTACTCTGTTTCGTGTATTGCCACGGCGACGATTTATCATGGCCGCACTTTTTAGAATAGTGAAACAGTCGTCAATGCAGTTGATGGTTTCCAATGTTTTTTCGAGGTCACAGCCATCTTCTTTGCAGACTCTCGCCATGACACGCACTTCGTCAATGGTCATGTTGTTGAGACTGGGAAATTTTTCTTTATGCATAATGATATTATTGGGTGAATAGAAATGAAATATCTTTGTTCAATCTTCATATTCCATCAGATAATCACAAAGGGCTATCTCGGTTATCATATTGGAAGTGCCGACCCACTCGTCTTTATGAACAGCGGTATCGTAGCCACAATTCATCTCCAGACGTAACCCTGTAGCCTGATTGAAACGTTCGTACTTTGCGGATGAAGAACTATTCCACATTCTTTGATTGCCTGAGTACTTGAAGGGAACACTCATTTGAGGAAGGATAAAGGCACCGTCCGTAGCGAGGAAGCTACCAACGGTCACGGCTTTATATTCAAAATCCGCCCCCTGATATGGAAGCCAGCTACAATCCTGATCGCTTTTGATATTACCAAATGGAGGATTGGCATAGACAAAATCGAATTTCCCAATACTCTTTATAAGATCTTCATTGAGTATGTCGCCACATATCCAATTGGCTTCAGGGAGTAGTTTCCTGCCTACCTCTACGAACTCAGGATTTCTTTCAATGCATGTGATCTGGCAATGCCCGTACTTAAACCGGTGGAAATAGAAAGACAGGACTCCAATTCCGGCGCACAGGTCAATGACTTTTGTTCCATCAATGAACATACATAATCCGTGTGCCAGGTCAGGTGGAGTAAAGAAAGAGGCAATTTTACCGATCTGATTACTGTATGCCGGGATATAATCTCGGTATACTTGTTCTTTTTCGTCTGATGTCAGTTGGGGCTTCTCCAGTAAGCGGAGAGCGTTTTCGTGCTGTTTGATTTGTTCTTTGGAAAGTTTCATATTGATATTATTTATTGGATTAAAATAGAAAAGCCAAGACCGGATGATCTTGGCGCAGTTTCGATAGTTAATTTTCAAACAAGAATTACTCTTAAGGGTAAAACAATGGCTAATAATTAAACATTCTAAACATTTATATTCTTCGTTTACATCCACATGTAATAATTTTGACATCATCAATACTATTTGTGCACAATCTCATATTGATAGAATTATAAATTTAAAATTTTCAAGCTATGAAAACGAAAAACTTTTTTTGGCTATTTGGAATAGCTGCATTTTTTGCAGCCTGCTCCAATGATGATGTAAATCAAAGCATATCTTCAGATAACGGCACCAAGCCAAGTGAATTAAATCTAAAGACGTTGAGTTATGATGAGATATCTTCCATATTAAGTAGCATAACCAGTACCGGCAAATCCATCATCATTAATGATGAAGATGCGACAACAAAAGAAATTATTGTAAAACGGGATGACAAGACCAGTATATCCGGTCTTGAGGATGTGGTTCTTTTCAATAGTAGAGAACAAGATTCCGTGGCCTTTACATTATCGTCTGATTATGCGACTTTGCGTATGTCACATGCTGGCAAATCCATCAATTATGTTACATGCAAAGATGCTAAAAAGATGAATGAAGTAGCGGAATTTTATAGAAAAGCGTATCCTTCAACACGTTCGTCTGGCAATGAAAACCGTATTTCTTATATTTACGATACTCAAAGCCGTTCTAATGCACAAGAACTGACAGGAGTCGCTCTTAACATTGGAGAAATAATCAAAACGTCAGGCAACCAACTGGGACATTACAAATATGAGTGTGTTGAGCCAGAGCCAGGAATATCAGTCAAAACCACTGGTGCACATAAAGCAATGACAAGATCAATCCCCTCTGAACCTAAGTCTGTATTTGTGGTTTGCCTAATTGAAGCGGGAGGACAACTAATCCCCTGGGAACTAAGCTGGCAGTTACAAGATGCTGTCACTGCCCTAAATGATATTAGTGATAAATATATAAGCTTCGACTTTAGAACACTTCAGAGTGACATTTCTGCAGTAGGTGATACTCCCTCAGAAAAGCTTACAAGTTTTAGGAAAAGACTACTCGAAATAGAAGAACTTACAGATTATGATAAGGAAATTTTCATGTTATGCAGAAATACTACAATTGATAGTAGTGTAGCAGGTATTGCATACTTAAATTCTTTTAATGTTTCAAACCCTGTCGGTGGTTTCTATGCTTGTGGAATCTCATCAGTATCATCAGTGACCCCATGCGTTTTTGCCCATGAAATAGGACATATTTTAGGGGCGGAACATGTTAATAATGTCAATGACCTCATGAATCCCAGTAATGAGTTATTGCAAAGGACATTGTTGCACTTGGATGAAGTTAATAGAACCCGGATATTGAACAATATTATGTGGGAAGAATGATCGAATAATTTCCAGTTCGGACCTCATTTCATTTAAACTAATTTATCATTGAGGAAGCATACTATTGGCTTCCTCAATTTTTATCAAAAAGTGAAACCAATATAAACTTTGGTGATACCTTTGAGATGTCGCTCTTGATTGATATCATCGAACTTATAAGTACTGTATTTTTTAAGTCTTGGAATGTATTGGTCACGTATCCATACCGGAGCAGTAGCTGACTTCCTTAAACGGAAGAATTCACCCTGTTTAAGTTCCCTAATTGTTTTTTCCTCGAAATGGGTAGTGGGATCTTCTTCATCATAAGCTGTCCTAACAATCTTCTTTACTTCTTTTACCGGAAGCCGGAATTCTTCGTCTGTGGGGTAGTAGGCTATCTGTTCATCAACCGCTTCCACCTCGCGGGGAACACTCTCACTATAAAGCCCGTCTTTTTCTAATGCTTTCAGTAAAGAACCGGTAGCAACACGAATGCAGCCAATACTACCTCCCATTTCGATATAGGCACTAGCGTATTGGACTCCTTTATAAGTAATGGGGTCTGAATTTCTCATATTTATTCGTTATTGATGATTATACGATTTCAAACTGTATTGCAAAGTGGAATTCTTTGTTGAGTGTCCGTATTTGTTCTACACTCCAAGGATTCTTGCCGTATGGAAAGAATATGGTCGTTTCTGATGTATTGAATCGGATGCCTTGTAATAGCAGTGAATCCAACAGCTTCGTTTTTTGTTCTCTTTGTTTCTTTGTCATAGCCATTTCTCTGTTTAACAGTTTGATTGTTTTAATATTCCAGAATATTTTCTTCGAAATCACACTCACAAATTATTTGATTTCTATCTGCTTCAGAAGTAAAACTATCCCATGAATAACCATAGTTCTGAAGAAGCTCTAATTTCTCTTCATGTGTAAGTGCAGTAACATCAATTTCGCCAGAAAACCAGTATCGTGAATTACTGATAAACTCCTGTACTTCCACAACTTTCTGTGCCAATTCAAACAACAGTTCCGGCTCTCCACACAATGAAGTATAAATCACTTCTTTTACTTCATCAGTATCAGAACGGAACTCTTCATTAAAGTCATTTACTTGACAATACCAAAACCGGGTCTCGGAAAGTGGAAGACAAAATTGCAATGTATCAGGGTCAGTGCAAAAGACATTAGGATTTAGGAGATTTTTCATTGTCTTGCCTTTTTATTGTCTCAACTTTATAACATTGCATCATGTGATCATATTCAATTCCCATGTTCCACCAATGGTTCAGGTAATAGCGGTGAGCATCTTCTTCTGAAAGACGAATGGGGGTTACAAAATAATCTTCATTTCCTTGTTCATCACGTAGGTAGACTTTTACTGTTACCCAATCTATCAGTTGTTCTTGTTCGTCCATATTTAATACGCTCCCGTGGTTAAATAGTCATAGATATATAGTAATCCTCTGTCGGGAAGATCTTGTTCCGATATGTACAAGGATTTGTTGCTTAAATCGGTTGTTCCGTAAAAAGTCAGCAAACCGTCATTGAATGAGACGCTTTCGAAGTAGAATATGTCGTAGTCCTGATCGAGCATTGCAAGGGAGAAATTTCCACCATTATGCTCGGGGATTTTTAAACTACCTTTCGCTTTTAGAATTAGCTTAATCAGTTCGTTACGCACAATGCCGTCAATGTCTCCTTGCAAAGTGAAAGCTACATCTGCAATAGGCTTACTGACCACTTCTATATTGCTTTGTATCTCTCCCAAATAGGAGGTTAACTTTTTCTTTATCTGGTCTGCAAACGAAGTTCGTTTGTCTGAAGGGATATTAAGCATTATCATCCGCCTTTTTTTACCACCGATAAGAAGGTGGGATTGTTCTTGCCAAACTCGATGGGAAATAATGAGGGGACTACCTATCTCCCAATTATCCAACAGGATTTCTAATTCTCCGAGTGGTGGCAGTTGTGCAACCATCCGGCACAGTTTATTGATGTTCACTTTCATTGATTTGTCTTTTTATTTCGAGTTATAAATGTGGTATCCGGTCTTTGGTATTTTCCGTTCACATAATCATTCGCCACTTTCTTATACGTTAGCCCACAGATAACGCCTCCTTCATCCAAGAAACGAGCGTCGTCGCCGTTGGCATCTATTACAGGATAGCCCCGAAATTCTGTGGGTATTGATTCTTCAAAAACGACTGCTACACGAAGACCATTATCTAACTGCTTCTTACAGGTATCCCAGTTTTCTCCATCAAAAGAGAAAGTAAGATCGTAGTTAGTGTATTTTTTCAGTAGTTTCACATGATCGGGAACTTTCGTATAATCATAGAATTGTACTTCCGGAAAGAGTTGAAGGACGTTTTTGCCATCCAGTGTAAATTCTTCCAGGCAGATGTCTGAAGTACAATTTAGTCGGATGGCGAACTTCATGCCGTTAGATTCTGCTTTCTTCCTGGCTTGATTTATTTCATGGACAAGAAGGTGCATAAACTTCACACGATCTTCAAAGAATAGTTTGGTCTTCTTGATACGGGAATTTTGGATAGGACCTCCTTCCCGGTTTTTCAAAAGTTCAATCTTATTTCTTCCGGAACCGTGCAGGCAATATTGGCGGCAGTTGCATGATTCGGGGCAGACATCATAACCGCTTATATTGTGCGGTGCCAGGTAAACACCGTATGTGAGAACGTTTCGGCCATAGCTTTTAATAAGTTTGGGAGAGTTGCACCCTCCCAGATAACTTATGCCTAATTCTTGTTTTATCTTACTTGGTATGTACTCTTTCATGCACTCTATTGTATTTTACTATACGTTTATTGTGTTTTGAAAATCATCAAAATATTCAGGGACATCTGAATGCGCACTGATTATTTCGTCATATTCACCAGCATCAATCTGTTTGATTTCTGCTTCGTAATGAGCCATATTAGCGATATGAGGGTTGTGTCCTCCAGTATATCCATTCGCCCATAAACGTTCGTTGGAGAGTGTGGCAACTAAATCTTTACGATATGCTTGCCAGTCGATTTGTTCTTTTTTCATGTTTCACTTGATTGAGTTATAATTTAGAATAGATAACCTATATCTAAAAAGAGTATGGCATTAGTTCAGGACTAAGCAAGTAGTTTCCAATCCCCATCCTCTTTGTAGAGTATACGTTCCACTTTCTTGACAGTTTTTTTATGCCCATGCAGGGACCATGTATAGCTAACATTGACTATCAGGTAGTCTTTTGTCTGCTTTATGATTTTATGGAATTCATATTCAGTTATTCCTTCTCTTATTTGATTGAGTACGTCGTAAACTATACTTGCGACTTTTTTCTTTGTTTCCATTTAAAATGATGTATGTGTCCAAATGTATTTAGCTAAAATGATAGCTCCCCAAAACGTGTAGATATAAAGACAGACTCTTATGATTATCCGGAGCCACATTCGCAATGATGGGTATATTCTATACGAATATATCCGCTGAAATTTGCTTCCGGACGCTCCAGTTCTCAGGGTTTTAGAACAATGTTTATGAATTCGATTGTTTACAATTTCCAGAATGATAAATGCAGACCAGAAATAGGAAAAAATTATAATTGCGTTTACCATATTCTAAGATTTTATCGCACGAATTAAATCTTTCATGCTATTGACCGGTTTGATAGTTTTCATATATGTTCAAATGATTTAGTCTTCTTCTTCGGGGATTTCGTTTCCTGTATAAGGATTGAATATAGGGGTTGCCCCTGCTGCTTCCGTTTCTACGGCAAATAAACCTCTGTCGTAGTCATAGAATAATTCGAGTTCTATAGGTTGCAGCAGGTATTTTTCTGCTTCTGCCTTTGACATGCCGGAACTATCTGTAAGTTCACGGATTTTTCTTTCATAGGCTACCGGCGTTTTTGATGGGGAGAGGAAAACATCTATTGTTTCTGCTTCCAGTGTAATTTTCAGACTGGTGTCTTTACTTTTCATATACTAAGCTTCTTGGTTTGCCATGATTTCCTTTTTTAGATTTGTGTGCAGGGCATATTCTGTTTTATGAATTTTACAGTCCATATCATACACTTCAACAGTTGGTGTTTCTGTTGTACTATCGATCAGTGATTCTGTTTCACATAGATATTCCACTCCTCCCGTCTCAATATTTTCATTTCCATTGTCCAGACTTAGAGGAGCTTCTTCGATCAATGCTATTACCTGAGCATCGGCCTCCGCTTTAGTTTCTGCTTTTACAGTTAATTCTGTCCGTTGCCAGACATTTATGTGCATGTCTACTTGATATTCAAAATTTTTCATCTATTTCTCTATTTTTGAATTTATACTTATGCATTCCGGTGATCTTCGGCTGAAACGTTTTGTGCTTATCTGAACCCACTTATGGTGTGGCTTTGTACTTTGAGCAATTTTATCCATGATTTATATGTCTTTATTTAATTCTACGGTTTCGACTTCCCAAATACTGTTGTCCGTCACAATTGCCCGTCCTCTATGTTCTGCAAGCTCTTTTGTTGAATAATAGCCTCGAATATAGGTGTATTTAGTTCCACGAGAACCTAATGAATGCTGCTTGACAATATGGATTTCCGTTTTTTGAGGTATGGGGAAGAAGTCAATTCTGTTTTCAGCGTCAAAGTGGAATTCCGCTTTTAAGCCGAATGCTTCTGCATCACAACTGACGGTACAAATATCCCAAAGAGATAGAGTGCCAGTGCAGACGATAGCAGCGCCTTCTTTGGCGAGTTCCGGTTGTTTGTTTTTCAGAGCTACTCCGTTACAAATACCTCGCAATATGATATTAAGCTGGTGGGTTGACCACTTTTTCATTCTGATGCAATTGTTAGGATTGCAATGTCCACTGCCATCGTTTAGAGTACAGTCTTGGCAGTCTATTGTTATTTGATTTTCCATTTTGCTATTCTATACGTTTCTGGCGTTTATTAAAAATCCTCAGCAAATTTTATAGTTTGCCCGGTTAGTTGTTGCAGCAAAAAAATACTTGTTCCAAATTCCTCGCTTGTATGTTTGCCAAATGCTTCGTATCTGGCATTTCCATTACGATATAATACAAGCATGTAACAATCCAAGCTGCTTTCGGGTGGGGTAAGTTTGTCCAACTCACCGTCATCCAGTTCCACAAACACCCAGTCTTTGTCTGCCAGCAATTTTTCCACGTCAGGCCCTTCGTCTTCTGATTGGAAAAAATCCACTGGACCGTCATAAAACCTCATTGACTGGAAACTATAATCGTCCTCAAAAGGCTTGACGGCTTCAAGCCTTTTTTCCTGTAGCTTCCTCCATTCTTCTGATAAGTGAATGATTGCGAAATCGCAGCAATCCCATTCGCTGTTTGTAGTTGCCCTGATTAGAATATCTAATGTTGGTGTGTCTGATATCTTCATTACTTTGAATTTTAATAGTTTATGAAATTAAGTCCTAATGCATTCACTTTCATTCCCATCGAAACCATCTACTATAGACAGACATTTTTCAATAGTTTCTTGTTCCTTTATTTCTCAGGAATTTCATAGAAAATAAATGCACTGGCATTATCTTTAAGAACAAGCTTTAAAAATGATGCGATATCCGTTGTGTTGCTTTCGTGTGCCAGGTCGTAGAATTGATGATTTCCACTTCCATGGCAACCTATTACAATGTAGTTGTTATCTATAAGTCGTACCTTTGTAACTCCCCACTTGGCAGAGGATTCAAAGCAACTGAAATCTATCGTTTCTCCAACTTGCATATCAGCGATAAGGTCTGATAATTCATCTAACGAAATTGTTATACGCTCACCGGGGTCGGCTATGCGTAAAATTCCAACGATATTTTCATCGAAATCCCGGACTTCTTCCATTGAATCATCAAACATCAAGTACTTTGGTGTATCATAACCCGTTTCTGGTACTTGAAACACAAGCAGTTCATCCAGTGACACTTCTGCCTTTCTGACAATCCAATGCCCCATATCCGGACAGTGGGAATGTTCAAGAACCAGTGTTACATTCCGATTCTTCTTGTACTCTTCCAATGTAAAATTTCTCATGATGTTTTAAACTGAGTTTCTCCGGTATTTTCCGGCTTAATAATGATAGAATTACCGGAAGACGGGATAATAGACATGTTCCTATGTTTAGGGTCAATTAATGTGACTTTAATATTTTCTCCTTCTCTTTCAATATAGTAGTCGCCTGTTTTTAATACTTCTGATTCCATTTTTTAGTCTTTTATAATGTTATTATTTAATGTGATTACCATTAGGGGCATGGCTTTATTCATTCGATGTGATGCCTCCTACTTTGATAGAGGAGCCCTAGTGCTAGCGTGGCTCCTCAGAAATGTGGAGGCAGCTACTAAATATTATGGTCCGTCACATTATGCCTGCCAAGCTATTACATGGTTTATTTTCTCTTACGCCACGATGCCATTTTTTTCTTGATGTCGATATTGTTATCGGCCAGCATCTTCTTCAAGACTGCAAGCAAACGCCATCCTTCACCATTTTTATACATCTCCGCTTTTATCAGAATGAAATCCAGTGACTGAATTTTATCCAAACGGTTATTACCATCATTGTAGACTACGCAGCCATGGAAACGGATAAGGTTCTGCATGGTAAAGAATGCTCCGGCCCCCTTGTAGGCATCTACCCACATCCGACTCTGTGTAGTGCTGGACGGCATCTTGATACGTTTGTCATTAAAGCTTTTTGTCGCATTGTAAAGTTGAGCGGCATTTTTCGCTTTTTTGATGTTTATCATTGCCATTTTGAGCGGATTGTACAGTTTGTACTCCAAATCCGACACGAAAATGTTACGACCACCTACATGTTTATAAGGAATACCTTTACATTTCTTGACTCTTAAAGCATCCACACGCTCTTTCAGTTGTGCTATGTAATCATTTGCCATAGCTATCACTACATTGATATTGAACCAACGGTTACGTTCGACAAAGCTTTCCGGGTCTTTGTTTTCCATTTTCATCTGGGCATACAACTCGTTCAGCAGCATCTTCCATTGGTATTCATACCCCAGACGATGAATCATCTCCGTCACGCCTAACGGCTCTTTGGAGCGGTATGATGTATAGGACATCATGTGGAACATCTGTGCCATCACCCAGCGACGGAAAAGACGGCGGTTGGGAACGGTGCCCTGTTCGATGATGTAACTGAAGAGTGGGTCGTTGTCATCCAGTATGACGAGTTTGCCGTCTTTGTTGGATGCGACACACTCGCCGCCATTTGCTCCCCGCATCGCAAACAAACAGCTTACATCCACACCGGCATTACGAAGCGCTTCGATACGGTCTTGGGCTGTTTTGGGTAACTTGGGCGAATTTGTCGATACGTCCTGCTGGGCTACTGCCGGATAAACGACACCCAAACCTGAATTCTTACCGACCACTGTTGCCACAGTAGTATATTCTTTCTCTGCAATTGCGAACTCTGTGCCACAGCGAGGGCACAATACCTTAGTCTCTTTTGTTTCTTTTTTCTTGTTGTTCATACTCTTAATTATTAAATGATTGATTGTTGTTAGGTTCTATCCAATGTCTAAGAATCACGAGATCTTTATCCACCTTGCTCTGCCAGAACCAACGACCCATCTTTTCCGGATTCCATTTCAGTCCGCTAAGTATCTGGCAGAGGATATATAATTCCAGTTCGATTTGCGCCTTGTCCCGGCGCTCCCCATAAAGCATGTCATCGTCGCACAGATTTTTCTCGAATAATGCCATGAAGTAGAGGCGCGATTTACCCTCGCTCCGTTCGGAAGGGACTGAGTGTTTGTAGGTGCGGTAGAGTTCTTCGACATTTGCAAGGAACTCTTTTTCATTGCAACAGGGTACGCCCAGTTCGCCTTCGTACTTACCTTCTCGTATTATATATTTGCCATTCAATTTAAAACTTCGTGTCTGGAAATCAATCTTGAAGCTTGCGCCATCCTCGACGGCTTGGATGGCTTCCTGATAGATGTTGATATTACTATTATGCATGTTTTCCCGGTTATCAATTATTATTAATTATTGCACTCAAAGTCACGACGCATTGCTTTATAATTCTGATAAATACAGGATGTACTGTATCCTGGAACCTCGGTTATTACCAGGCTCCAGGATACAAATCAAATACTGTATGTTGAATTCGACTCCTTGTGCATATTCTGGCTGCGTTACCATTATTTTTCAGTCTCATTTAGGTGGCACATAACTCTACCTATTTGATAACGTCCAGCTGTTCTACTGGCGGACCTTACCTACCATCTTGTTAGAAGATGGTAAAGGTCAGGTCCCCAGTGGTTTCAAGCTGGACAATTAAAGTCCTAACCTTGACTGTACACTTTGTGCTAAGTTCTTTTCTTTAGTCTTACTTAGGGTGGCACATGACTTTACTAATTTGATATGGGTAGTGTGTTTTGCTGGCCCTAAGAGTCATATACAGCATTAGCTGGAGATGACACATGGCCGCAAATTAAACTCTACACTATTGAAGCCCTAATCTTGACTTTTTCCTCACTTTGTGCTAAGTTTTATTTCGTGATTCTCAAAATATCGACACATCTCTTTAAGCATTTGATGTATGCCGTGGCAAAGCCTTAGCGGCGCCGTCGAATGACATTCGGATTTCGACGGCGCCACGGTGGCTTATCAGACACGGCACACTAAATAATATTCCTTGAATCACGTCTTCTGTGCTAAGTATAAATTGTAAATAAATAAAGTTCTCAAAACAGCGACACATTGCTTTACCTGCTTGATATTACCCGCGTTTACAGCTCCGTAAAGAGTCTGAAGGCGGTGGATAACACGGCCTTCATGACTCTGCATGAGCTGGTAAGACACGCGGGTTATTAAATGTTGTTCCTTGAACTTCGACTCTCTTACTGATGTGTTTCAGTATTTATTATTATGGATGTCAGGCAAGTGACACATGACTTTAGGCTCTTGATATTTACAGGAATGAACCAGATCATCTCGAATGTCACCGGGTGTATTAAACCGGTGACACTCGGAGATGATCTGGTATGCTAAGCCTGTAACATTAAATATCTTGCTCTTCATCCATTCACCGTGTGTTCGGTAAGTTAGGTATATCCTATAATGATGCGACAAGCGTATTATATACCGCCCGTCTTGTCAATAGGGCGTTCTGCATACAACCAATAGTCAAATACCCCGGAATATTGTTGTCAGTCTTGCCCCGGTTGGCTTTCACGTTGCGCCCTCGACCTCGGACAATACATCCGTCGCTCTTGGTTTTTTTGACGTACCCCAAGCCGCCTACCTTACGCTTTCCAGTCTCAACCGCCCTCAAACAATCCATCACGAATTTGTTTAATTCGTCGAGGTCTTTCTTTACGTTGCATACCGGTAGTATTGAGGTTGCCCAACTGAATTCCCCATTGCCTTTGTAGAGGTAGCGGTTCACAGAGTTGATGGCTTTTACTAACGTTATTCCGGGCTTGCGGATTGTACGTTTCTCTATCTCATGTTGAAACGTCTTGATACGACTGGAGGATAAAGATATCATGCTACCTTTGATGCTGAATCCAAGAAATTTGAACCACTTGTCCATAGTCAGGTATTCTACTTTCTTGGGGTTTAGCTTCATGGTTTTCTCTTCCAACCGGCTCTGGAGCACGCCCATGGCTTTCCCATATTCTTTCCCGACAAACAGCATGTCGTCCGAATATCGTGTGTAGAAACCATCCATCTGTGACAACTCATCGTCAAGATCATACAACAGTACATCTGCCAGCCAGCTTGCTACGGCGCACCCTTGCTTCAAGGATTGATATTGCCGCTGGAGATTGTTATCTTCGTCGAAGTATAAATCAGAGTGGTAGTATTTTCGCAGCACGTCAATCAAAGCCGAATGACCGTATTTTGCTTCCACCTTGTCGAATGCTTCGTCTATGTATTGAATAGGTACGCTATCGAAATATTTGCTGAGGTCTGACTTCCATCCCAGGTATCCGTCTTTTTCAGTAGCTGCCATTTTATTACTTACTTCGGTCACAACCTTGCCGCATCCGGTCCCTATTTGGTAGGATTTACACGAGACATGAACCATCTCGGGCATCAGGTCGAAAAGCAAGTCATTAGCGATGCTTAGTATTATCCGGTCAATGGGTTCATTCACGTAAACCGTGCGGAACTCACCGTTTTCTTTTGGTATCTGGGCGGTGTGTGGAGGCGCTATCTCATACTTACCCTTCCTCATGGCATCTGCAATCTCCATACGGACATGTTCATCAGTCAGCAATATAAGCTGGTCTTTCCGTATGTCTTTGAACACGCCTTTCTCAATCGCTTTCGTCCATCTGTCGATGTCGAAAAACATCTGCAATATTTTATCTGTCATATTATAAGAATTCAATGATAATTTGCTTTCATATTACTTTCATCAATTTAATATTTGTTGCCCGCAGTCGGGACAATAGGTTGCTGTCTGCTTGTCAGAGAAGAAGGCTCGCCATTGTTTGCAGAACGGGCAATCTTCCTGAATTTCTTGTGCTGCTGTAATGTCGGAGCTATACCAACCATCGACATCATTTAATGCCCGCACATAGGCGTTGTATTCGGCTCTTGTCTTAAACTCAACTTCATCAACGACTCCTCCATTCGCATTCACCCATTTGGTTGATGGTACTTTTCCTGTTTCTTCATATCTCTTTACGACATCTTCGCCGAATATTGTTGTTGCTTTTATCATAATCAATTTCTGTTAATTACATGAATTACTTGTATCCCAGATTTCCGTTGAAATTTGATAGTTTTCCACATTTTTGAATTCGTAACCTACTTCACTGATGATGTGGTCTACTTCTTCATCGGAACTTTCAGTCATGCCCGGATTGGATATGCTGAGTCGGACTGTTACGTATATTGCTCTTTCTGCCATATTTTAATATTCAATTATAACCATCCTGCTATTTAGAATTTACCAGATCATCAATTATTCTTTTGCGACGCCGTTGTCTTCGGCATAATCGAATTTCATCAGATGGGCTACGCGATTATATTCTTCGTCGTAGTAACGGTTGAATTCGTCTTGGTATTCGTCTTTAAAACGGGTACAATCATTGTCCGGATCGTCGGGGGCTTCCGGTTCGATAAAAGCTTCGGGAGGCAGGTTGTACGCGTCTTTCAAGCGGGCAGTGGCCAGATCGCTGGCTATTTCCATGATAGATGAATTGATATCGTCCTTTTTTTCTTTGTAATACTTGTGTAAGTCCATAAATTTCTCTGTTTTAATTGATTATTAAATTGATTTATTGTTCAAGCTTCTGTGTTTTGGAAACTGAGGGCAATCGTAACAAAGTCGAGTACCCACGAGCATTGTTCGGAATAGACCCTGAATCCACGTTCGATAGAGCCGGTTGTTTCATCAATCCCATCCACATAAGGTACTCCAGATCCATTCAAATACACATCTGTTATACTGATGTTGGGGTTGTCGTGCTTACCATAAAAAGCCATTGTGATGGGATATTCGACACCCCCATCCTCGTCAGGAACAGGATATGAGGTGATGTGTCTTCCGTTACGGTTAAGAATGTCAATGAGTAATGCCTTTTGTTCGGCTTGCAGTTGTTTTTCCAGCTTCTTTATTTTGCTGTATCGTTCCTCATCTGCCGGATTGTTGTCGGGATAATCACGATGCATATAGCCAATGATGGCTGCTTCAAGTGATCCATAATCTCCAATTTCATTGGTTGTAATGGTAAAGTGTCCAATTTCTACATTTTTCTGATCGGCATTCGAAGTCTGTTTATAAACCGTGCAACAGATGTCATCGGTATGGTCAATACCGGTATTGCCCGCAGGTGTTATTTCGATATTATATTCTTTGTATTTCATAATATACATTATTCGTATCTAAAGATTGAAATTCCTATATGTTTTCGATGCTGTCCGAGTAGCTGTTCAGACTGAGGATGATAAAATTCTGCACAGTAGTTTCCGGATTGGTATCTGCCAGTTCGGTCAGCTCCTGCAAGGTGCGTGCATAATGGAATACCCGGTCGGCTGTTTCTTCGGAATGGTCTGTCAAGGAAATTATTACTTCACCTTCGCTGCCGTCGTCCTTGAAACGGATGGAAACGCTGGCATAGTGGGGTTCTTCTTCATTGTCATCGACATAGATATTCCATTCTTTGAACAATGAAAGCTGGGTATCGTTTTTCAGATGTTTTGTCGTGTTGATTGCTTCGAGGATATTATCGCGGATGCTTGCGAGCCAGGCGGGATTTGTAAATGCCAAATCAAAATTCTCGCTATCAAGGGTGTCACTTACTTCCTCGTCGGCATCTTCAACCGTTAAGCTAATTCCTTTTTCGGTCAATGAAACAGCGATAACAGGCGAATCGTGCCAAGTTCCATCCCCCTCGCACCAAAGCACATCGGTCATATCAGTAATAATTCCTTTGAAATCTATTTCGGAAAGGTGATTTACCTTGAAGATTGCAATGATATTACTGATGATATCTTTGCGTAAGCTGTGGATACGATCTGTAAAATCAGTAGTCAAAGAAGTCTTAGTTTCTGTTTCGGAGGGCACGTCTTCCCTGTTATGCACCCATCGGTCGATTAATACAGCTTTTGGTTCGCTGCAATCTTCAGCATAGAAGGCGGAATCATAGCGCAGACCCTTATGGCGGTCAATCCATGCCTCAGCTTCTTCTTGTGTGGGAAAGATGGGACATTCGGAAATGGCCAGGGTACGATAAGAAGGGCAGTCGGGTTGATTGACCCGGAAAGTGACACCCCAGAGCTCTTGTTGCGGGTCACCGACTACTTCTATTTCGTCGAGCAGGTACAGTGTTTTCCCGTCGTCACCGGCACCGAAGGCATGCTGTAGCCAGGAACACATTTCCTTTTCTTCGTTGTCTACCGAAGTGTCGAATAAGGAAGCAAAACCTCCTCCAAAGTGAGAGATTATAATTAAATCGCTTTCAAACAGATTTAAACATGTGATGCCGAATAGTTCACTATCGGCATACTGTTTAACGTAGATGTTTCCGTTTACCGGAAGATCGCCCACCAACCGGGCGAGTTCCTTGATAGATATTTCTTTCATTTTTCTACTGCATTAAATATTAGTTCTCAGTATTCCTTTGAGGACAGGCACATGTTTCATGCCATACTGAGCCAGGTTTAACACCGCCCTGCGAGTAAATAAGGCTTTACCAAACCCGTAACCTCTTTCAGATTTTCCGATAATGAATGGCACATTCTCAAAGGGTTTGCATCGAAAACTGAGCCTTGCAACATGTTTCCTTTTATGTCGTCTACATAAACTGTCTATGCAATGTCTCACTTTGCGATGGTAAACAGTCTGAATGTCCTGTGATTTCGTAATACGCACACCGAAAATCCGGCTTTGTCATTCCTTCATGCTTATCTCCAATCAACTTCATTATGTCAGCAACTCTTAAATCAGGGTCATTGGATAAAAGCTTTGTCATCTCTGTTGTCAGATCATAATATTGTTTCATGTATGGTATTCTTTTGGGTGCCTTATGTTTCTCTTGTTGAACACCAAGACTGCTGAGAATTGCGTCCATACCAAACATATCATAGTCCACAGATTCCCGATAGAAACCTCTTGTTGGTTTACGAACTGGCTTCGGCTGATTAATGTGCGGATAGACTTGCTGGCAATCTGTTATAACATGCTTTACTAAATCCAGGCATTTCATTAAATCTCCGATATGGGTAAATTCGTTTTTCGTGTGAGGGTTGTAATAGCCACAAGAGATATTTATACATGAAATTTCAAGTTTGCGGTCTTTAAGTGCCCCAACATCCGTGAAAAGTCCCTCAGTTGTTTTATAGCCATACTTTCCGGGATTCAGGGCTTCAATAAACTCTTTGGAACATAACTTCAGACCATTGATCTTGGTGATAATATCACTATTCCCTTTTCTGTCACATTGAAGAACAAAACGACAATCTTTGAAAAACTCCATATCAGCCACACGGCTTCCCTGGCAACCAATTTCCTCCTCTACGAAGAAAGCGCATTTGAGGTTATCATATTCTTCCAGACATTTCAAGCAAATCCAAATGCCGTTCTTGTCATCGGCACCGATCCCCTGAAATTCTCTTTTCTCGCTATCATAGCCTACTATGATTTCATCTTTCATTGTAACGACTTCGTACCCTTTGGTATGCAGGTAGTGTACTTCATCGGTATGGGCAACCAGGCAAGGGAATGTTTTCCCTTTGCCTTTAGTAGCATAGATATTTCCTGCCTTGTCGATGGTATGTGCTACACCCATTTCTGTTAACTTGTTTGAGATGAAAGTTATCATTGCGTTTTCCCGTCTGGATGGGGAAGAGATATTATATAGTTGTTTAAGAAGTTCCATGTTGCTGATATTTTTGAGTTATGAATTAATAATTAGTACAGTTTCTGAATTTGCAGATAAGTGGATAACTGAGGAGTCGGCTTACCTTTGGCAAACATAAATGCCGGATAATCTGCATCATTGTATTTAGTAGTCTTACCTTGAAAAACCCGACCGAACATGGTAAACGTTGAGTGTTTTTCAAGACATTCGGGGCATAAAGCTTCACTCCCATAAAATACTTTTCCACAACCCGGACAATAGTGTTGTCTTTGCGAAGCTACTCCATCAATATTTTCACATTTTGCAATATTCATCCCTGTTTCCTGATTGGATAACTCCAATTCCCCGTTGTCTGTAGCATTTAAGTATTTAAAGGTATCTATGTATGGTGCTCCTTTTTTATGCCATTTTGAAGCCGGTACTCTTATACTTAATCTTAAATCCTGAATATTGACCCCTATCTGAGCATCCGGTAAAGCTTCTGTTTCATTCATCAGAACAAATAGCTTTTCGGTACATGCATCATTTCGTTTCTTTCTGAGATTAACGCCTATCTTCTCGGCATAGTCATAGATCATTTTCATAACGAAACTATGAGTGTAATATACTCTATCAAGTACCGATAATTTAACAGGAGTGCCATGCAACATTCTAATAGCGTTCTCCCAAAGTATTGCACGCCCCAAAATATAGCCTTCTGCATCTTTTGCTATGATTATTTTAGCTCCGGCAAAGTGATAGTAGAAATCTGCCACATGACCGTACAGATAATCGTGTCTCATACAGGAAGTATGAAGAGTGCTTTCACCTGCTTGGGCGTATGAAGCATAATTCTCTCCGTTATACGCTTCAGCGATATCTTCCATGCGTCCATACACTTTGACCTCAACTTTACCATTCACACTAATCACATTAGCGAAATAAGATTTTTCTTCGTCTGAGTAATCTGGTAAATTTTTGAAATACGATATAAAAGTTGACGGTTCGATGTCCTGTCTATTCTCTTTAAACCAAGGAGCCTCCGGGTTATCGTGGTCAGGAAAATTCTCATTCGTCAGGTCTTTGGTACATGTAGTAAACACTACTTTCATTTTTATCGGAATAGATGTTGAATTTTTTATTTTCTTTGTGGAAAAGTAATTTGCAGTACCACGGATTATTTCCGATACATCCTTGTTTTCTTTCAGTTCTTTAAGGATATCGGCGGCAATTACACTACCGTTATACGCTGCGTTCGTCAATCTCAATTTCAATTCATTGCTTACAATTGTTTTCATGCTTCTAACTTTGTAATGATTATTTATGGATGTTTCTTTTTACAAGTTTTTATTGAATAAAAGTGATGGTATACTATAAGGATTCTACGTTCAAGAATCTTTTGGCGGCACGTACAGCATTGTCGGTTAGTTTGCGTTGCCATGCCATCTCCTGACGTGCCCAGTTGAAGCTAAATTCTCTATGCAACCGATTGCATGTATCTTTATCAGGTCTTTTATCAAAGAGAAGTTGAAGGCGGTCTAATCCGTAATTCCACACTACCGTTACTCCATTGATATGTACTTCTTTATTTTCACGGTTCGCATTCACTTCTGTTTGTTTACGAACATTACGGGCTACCTCCGGCAGGCTAAAGAATTTATGGCGTTCTGTGATAATGGGTTTCTTTACTTTGGAATTCCATTCACGGACATGTTCTATGGCTTTATCTACTATTTCAACATTACCATTATTGGCGAATGTCGAGATTCTTCCGAACAGATTGCTGACAAATAAAGCTTTATTATACCCTCTTTCTGCTCCGGTATTGATATTGTTGATAGTTGTCGCTGTAGAGTCAATATCCTTCTTTACTCTCTGCCATGCTTCATCATTTTTCTGGTCGTCAGACTTACAGGATTCAATGTGCTTTTCAATACCTTTCAAAGCACGTTCACGCCATTCTCGGAATGCCTTGTACTTATTATCATAAGCATTATTGGCTTTTTCATTTCTTCTGACATTGAATTTGGCTGCTCCTGTAACAAATGCGCTGGCACAACGGGAAAGTGAAGACAACATATCCGAGAAATAACGTTTGTAGCTCTCTGTATATCTCGCACGTTGATCTTCCGGCATTTTCTGCAAATCTTCATGCAGCTCTTTTTCATGCCGGGTTATATCATCTTCGCCGAGCGTTTCCGGACGTTGAGATGACCAGTAATGGGCATGATACGCAGCTTGCCAGAATTCATCGAGATAACCTGGGTGACTGACCTCTATTACTTCCCATTGGTCAAATTCGTTTTCCGGCAAGATACGTTCACTTTCACCTTCTCCAATCAGGTGATAAAAGTTACCAATGCCAAATTCTCTCTTTCCTCTGTACTTAAATACAAGCGGGGTACTTTCAGGAGAGTCTTTACGGCGCACCATTGTTACACGGTGGGCGTTCTGTTTTGTTAATAGAATTGTTTCCATTTTTCGTTTATTATTTTTGAGCTATGATCTTAAAAGTTCTTCCTTTATACTTAATGCAGCCATCCATACAACATACATGATCGCATCGCGGCGGGTTTTAATCTCCGGCTCGTCACACAGCTTACAGACTGCATCTTTCAGATTATCGAATGACCTATTCTCAAACTGTTGCTGAACGTATATCTTATCGGCTATCAAGGAACAGGCATTATCTGCAGATCCTGATTCCGGTACGGTTTCGATATCCTCATCAAGCAGAAAAACTTCCTGATACAGGTAGTCCATATAATAGGCTTTCATTTCTTGCGAATTAATCTTCTCTTTTTCAGACAAGTCCATTTCATTTTCATATTAAGTTTGTTCGTAATCTACATCATACTTGATTTTCAGGTTCCTACAAATTTCTTTAGTATTGTCTCCGCCACTATAGTCCATACCGAATAATTCTTCACTACCGAAATAGGTAAGAAAATCACTCACACGACTGTATATTGACAGTTCTTGCCATTCTTTCCATGAATGACCGACAAACTTCAGGAACGATTCAAGGTGTTTCGCAGCCCAGTCTTTCGTAAAGAGTTCTTCGAGCGTATTGTCACACACAGTTCCGTAACTGTATGTATTCAATCCGGAGCGATACACACATTGCCAGCACTTTTGTTTCGGTATCCAGCGCATCAGCAGACCATACTCAAATAGACTGGTGATTTTATTGGCATCAGTTCCTTGCCAAGTTCTATTTCTTCTTGTCATACTATTTCTTTATATACTTCCCTGTTTTTGAGTCCTTCTTGCGCTTACGACTTTCTTCCTTGTGCCAACAGCCACACGATTTTGCCTGACTATATGGATAGGCAAAAGCATCTTTGCGCATTATGACAATCTTGCCACATTCACACTGACATTCCCAATAGCTTCGTCTCCGTTTACCCATATAGGCAAATCGCAAGACTGTTAACCTGTGGAATTTTTGTCCAGTAATATCTATCAGTTCTGCTTTTGGCATACCTATTCTACTGTTTCTGTGACAATTGCCCAACTTCTATACACACATAATCTCCACATTCAAAAGCACGATTGATCTGGTCTAATGATTCGATAGAAGCCTCTGACTCGTCATAAGTTCGCACCCAGAACATTTCAAAGTCATTCATATCTAAGTTCCAAAGTCGCTCCGCAGTCTCTTTGGATAAAATTTTCCAAACAAAACCGTCGCTAAATACGATTATATCAGTTGTTATTATAGGCAATTCCATATTTAGTCCTCCTTTTCATTAAATGTTTGACATCTCACAACATCACCCAAATCTGGTCAAATCTGGTTCAGTTGCACCGTTTTTCTCTGCATCTGTTAACGAGTAGGAACGCCTAGTACTGTATCGTTGTGAAATCAGCCAACTTTTTTTCATCACACCGGCTGATAAGTTCTGTTCATCCAATCGGGAAACCCCTCACGAAAGCAATCTACCGGCGATTTATAAACTTTGCACCGTTGCTTTCTGTGTTGACGTTTCTTCCCCACTCTTTTCAGAGCACAAACCTTGGGGAGTGCCGAAACGTTCCATGTTCCAAAATAAGAGGAATAAGCGACAGTACATTGTTGCTGCAATTCGCCACCCTTATAGCTGTCAACCAACAGGACAGGTGTTACACCTGGTTCGTCAGAAGAAATAAGGCTGTTAAGCATACCTTTGGCAGCTTTGAAGTTCTTGAACCATCCAAAACTTTTTGAGCGGTTTTCGCTGAGTATTTCTACCATATCGAAAGTATTTATTGAGTTGTTATTACTGCAAATTTTTCTCACACATTCCCACGGTATTGGGATAACAGCGGAACGCAGATCACCCGGCTAAGTGTGATTTAAGCAACCCTGTTGCACTGCGTTAACCGTGTTATATAAGGGGTGGGAACGGCATCTCACGATGCAAAGAAGTAAGTTTGAAATTTTATGAAGTGTGGAATGTTCGGGAGTCGAACCCGACCCTCAGCCAAGACCTGAGACACCCATGAAATTATTCACCGCACATTTGCTTATCAACCTCATCCCAGTAGGTCTTATTCCCCTCGTATATCCGGCAGATTTCTCTATCTGTAACACCTTCAAATTCCAAGATGATTTGCTCATAAGCACCTTGCGGAATTTGGGTTACATCGCTGAATGTTTTTGCCCTGTCTGTAATTTGGACACACCAAACAAAGCCACCACATAAAAGCATAGTGATGGCAGAAAATAATACCTTTGATTTCACGTTATCTGTTGTTTATGTAATACAAAAAGCCTGCATCATGCGAAACATTATCGCGCAATACAGGCAGATTATTTATACTGGCAAGTAGGATTAAGCGGCGTTTTTCACTTCACCAATTCTTTGTCTTCTTTTTCTTTCTCTCTTATTTTTAGGTTTCTCCGGTGACTGCATAGCCGGTTGTTCGGCTGGTTGTTCCGCAGGAATAACCGCAGGTGCAGCCACTTCTTCCAATACAGGTTGCTCTGTTGGTTGTTCGGCAACTATTTCAGCCACCACTTCGGTGACTTGTTCAGTAACTTGTTCTGCCGGTTGTTCGATAACTGGTTCAGTCGGTTTCACCTCAGCCACCGGAACTTCCTGCACTGCGGGTTGTTCCATTGACACCGGAACCGTTTCTTCTTTTGCCAACTGGACACGAAAACCAAGCGCATCAAAGGAAGCCTTTGCAGCCCTATGAATTGCTTCTTTCAAATCACGTGCTTTCGACAAACGTTCCAAGTCTTTCTTTGTTGGGATAAGTCCTACTTTAGACCATACGGAAAATTCAAGCTGAAATCGTTTCACATCGCCATTTTCAGCCCGAAAGATAATTTCTGATGGCGTTGAAGCACGTAATTTTGTACGGATGCCGTCATTATCCTTGCGCAAACCAAGCTCCACGTGTTTCACATTCCAGAATGTTGCCACGACATTTCGCCAGACTTTAAACACCGCATCCTGCGTTTTATTGGCAGGAACATAGCCCTCACCAAAGAAATACTGCGCAGACTTTTTCCCCTTTGCGTCTGTGTACACTAAAATCACACCTTTTGAAGAGTTTTCCAAAACTGCATACTCTTCTGAATTCCATTTACATGTTGCCATAACTTTAATTATTTATTGGATTAATGAATATTTTACTATGCAAGCGCATATTGTGGGCATCCGCAGAATCGAACTGCGCATTCTCACCTAAAAAGACAGCCCGAACAAAAATAATTGCTATCTTTGTCCCGCTGTAAAGCCCTAAATATTTGCACGTGACCTTTCACCTGACAGCGTGCAAATAGTTCATTAACCTTTACGCAAACGTGGGTTTTACCTGCCATTACTCCAATTTCGTGGCAGTTTTCTCGCACGTCCCAGACCTTTTCCAGTCTGGCAGCTACACCGTTAGAAACCTTGCGTTTGGTGATTATGGGCATAACATTGGCAATGCCCTTTTCTCATGCTTGGTTGCTGTCTGGTATTATTCGACAGCTTGTAATAGTATCCGTATATGCCTACCCTACGCAACTGGGCGTACTCCTTGCAATGGACTTTTTACAGTTCCTACTTATCCGGTTTTAACGCTGTTTTATTGGCGCAAAGGTTTACGGATAAACAACTAATAATTAAACCTTTTGTGTGCGAAACGTGGTTGTTTAACGTACTCTTTAATCGCTCCGAAGCGAACACACTGTTTTGATTTTAGGGCAAAACTATCTTTCGATTAAAAAACCTTTTTGTTTCTCTCTTTTGAGGATTGAACTTTCTGTTTTGTAACTTTCGTTTTTAAATTAATAATCGTTTTTATTTTCGTTCTCTGTTATTGTTTCGGCTTGTTTGTTTTTGCCGTTTGAGAACACACAATTAAAACGAATAATTTTTGAAGTACACAAATATTTTTCAAATTATTTTTTTTGAGATGGTTTGTAAACGATTGAAAATCAACTCTGTACGCACGCACGCGAAGAGTATCTATAATCAATTGATATTCAGCAAATTACAAAAAGAGGATTTTTCTATTATTTTTTTTCATTTTCTCAAAAACAGACAAAAAACCGTTTCTTTGTATTTTTTTAATTGTAAGTTTATATTTTCATATTATTTTACCACTGATATACAGACAGTTAGATTGATAGATTTATTCTCATTTTTAAACTTTTCAAGGTATATTCATCTAATACGGTTACAGATTGATAGAAACAAAAGAGGAAAAGGTTTACTTTTGGCAGAAGTAAACCCTATATATAATTGATAATCAGCAATATTTCAATTTTCAACATGAAATAAAAAGAACAGGGAGGGTCCCCTTTGGGGCGCTGGTGCCATATCTTTCCGAGACTCAGATTTTCAAGTTTCATTTTCAAATTCACCATTTTGCACAGGGGGTAACATTGATAGATATTTAATAATGAAACCACAGATTTCCTACTAGGTAAAAAAACGTCAATAATAGTCACACGTACATGATAGAGAAAGAATTGCAAAGCCTCATCCACTCCTTTAAATTCCAAAATAAGACATAATCTATCTATTGTTATAAACACCATTCTTTGTGTAAAGTGCCTAGGTTCAGACGAATCAACATCGGTAAATATTTGACCTTATATAAATGTTCTATTAAGGAAAAACGGAGAAACAACTAGAAATGTTGGATTAAATCTTCAATTTATAAAAGCGGGTAAGTAAATTCTCGGAAACGAAAAAATGACTTATTTGATATGTTTATAGCTAAAATAATTGATAAAAAAATCCCCCATCCAGAATGAACGGGGGAACGATAATAATGCGATGCAATCTTATGCAAGAAATTTCTGAATTTCTTCTTCGATTAAATGAAATCCGTATGGAACAGGGACTTGATAAACAGTGACCTTTTGCCCCTCTAGTTTCTCCTTAATCTGGGCCTCTAAGTTGTCAGACATACGAGTCCTGTTAAAGTTCGCCAATACAAAGTCTCTAATATCAAGAGTCACCGTATTGTTCCCTTTAGCATCAAAATCATAAATGCAGACTTTAACATTCAAATTTCGTACAACTTCCTGCCCCAAACTATAAGTACCATTACTTCCCCAACTTGTATGACCATCACCATAAGAACCCTGATTTTCTTTAGAGATGCCACTAACAGTCCTGCTTACAGTAGTCGCATCATACTCTACATTTACAATACGACCACGCATCTTACGATGAGGTTTACCTGAAAAAACATTTTCATTCACAACTGTGGGTAAGTTTTCTCCCCATGCCGAGTTCCACCATTCATCAGTATACTCAAATGGCTTATTTGTTGAACTATCCATATCTTTATTTTTATCTAATAATGAAACAATAATCTTTGTAAAATCAGCAATATCACCCTGTACACTGGCTTTTTCAAGGGCTTGCATATATTCCTGCCTCTTATCAACAGGAACTACCAGCCAGTTATAGCCTCCGGAAGCAAGCATAGTGTTCATTAGAAAACGTCCCATTCGTCCATTACCATCCATATAAGGATGTATGTAGACAAATATAAAGTGTCCCAATACCGCTCTGACTCCTGCATGGGGCTCGCCTTGCAACAATTCAAATAACGTAGGCATAGCGTCCCGAACTGCCTGGGGATTTAAAGGGATATGCTGAGAACCCCGGATATACACTTGTTCTGTACGATATCCCGCTAAGGCAGAAGGTTCAAATAAATTCACCATTACAAATGGTTGCCACATTTCTAAATACCACTCCCCATGAGAATCACGCACTGCCTCACCCGGGTTTTTCCCTTTCAATATATCTTTTATGGTCTGTTTTACCACCTGAAAAGCCTGATAGTATCCACGTGCGACCAAAGCATTGCGTTGTTCGTGATCACTTTCATTTGAATTAGGTTCCCAGTTCCCAGCACGCACTTTCTCTATCAACTCAGTAGAAACCTGATATCCTTCAATAGACAGAGAATGATAAGCATCCTCTGTATACTTACTATTCACCCTTTCTAAGAATTGATCAATATCTGTTACAGGACTAGGCAACTCTGGAAAGTTGTCAATAACCGCTTGGCGCATTGTTTCCCACATCAACTTGATACGTGTTACATACGGAGATTTCTGAAACCCGATTAGCTGATCAGATTTATCTTCAAAAGGATCTTCTTCCCTCACATCATAGCCTAACCGTTTCATATAAGAAAGAATTGTGTCTGCTATGACATTGTTTCCTAAATTACGGAAGGCACCGGCAATTCTTCCTGCCCGGACAGAAACCCCTTTTCTAAGTAAGACCTTTAGTATTCCTGAAGCATCCTGTACCATAGCCAGGCAAGTACGAACAGCTATTTTCTCTGTTTGGTAATATTTGGGCGAAGCATAGACAAGAGCCTCTTCCAAAGTATACATATTCAACCCGTATTGAGAATCTTTATAAATAGCTTCCGGAATATCTGCCTTCAAATCAAAAAGAGAAGTCTCATACATCAACTTCGCTATATTATTATTAGCATCTGGTGATCGAAGAATCAACTGTGTCGGTACAGTCGTTTTCCCTGAATGTATGTCCAAAGAATGTTCCGGAGATAGACACCAGGCATCTCCAAAACGTGTTGTCGCATATTTAGCTATGAAATACCAATATGAGGTATACCACACTGTCGTATCCCCCTCAGAACCGGGTCGAGCAGAGATATACCATCCACGCATGACCTCTTGTAACCAACCATTATCTAATAACCGGTTAAGATAAGTCCTGCTAATCTGATTTGTTCCTTGTAAGACGACACATTTATTCTCTTCTCGCAATTTGTGAAGAGCCTCCAATGCTTCTGCCATTTTTTCTGCTACTGTAGCCATCTTTATATATTTTACTTAACGGATAACCTGCTTAAACACCTGTATCATCACTGGTACGAACATCCGTACTATTTCAAGTTTTATCACTCGTACCAATACAAGTATAAGCAGATGCGGCATTACAAGTATTTACAGCTGTATTGTTACAAGTTTTAATTGATGTGCGATTACAAGTTTTAATTGCAAATATACTAATAATTGCAGAAATACAATCAATAGAATATAATTTATTTAGTCCGTCAATGTATTTACCATCAACAACATTACGACAATCAACACTAAAACGACTCACGCATGTACCTTCAACTAGAACATCAGTACTACTCTAACAACACTTTGAACTATAACTTTAAACTGAGAATGTTCTGCATTATGGCCGTAACAACGTTCTTACACTGCCCACACCCGTTACATGGTAGAAAACACTTCATATTCTGATACACTGTAAAAGCACCGTCCACTATATTTCCCACAGAAGGGCACAGCGTACACTCACTCATAAAAACATCACCATCAATATCGACCATTGGTTTACAAACCATACCACGTATTTCTAACGCTGAAATCATTTCTTTCATGCTCTTAGTTTGTCTGGCTACAAGTACCGGATTGATACATGATGGGGAACTTTTACTATCTTCTATTTCTTTGGCAAAAATCGGATTATTTTTGGCTCGACCTAATGGCTTTATTGGGCCTGGGATAGTATCAAACATCTGAATTTTAGGAGAAATAGCCCGGAGTTCCTCAGCTCTACTCCATACCAGTTCATAACTCCTATACAGTCTCTTGGTCGATACGATCTGCATAAACAGGATTGACTCATGTGGTAGGATATATTTTAGTTTATCCACAATACAAGGGTTATCTATAAATGTTCCGTTCGATTCCAGTGTTATGCACATGCCATTCTTCTTTGCGAACGTACAGGCTCTTTCTATCATTTCGAAACACTGTGGATGTGCAGTTATCTCCCCTCCGGAAAGTCACAGGGTTCTTGCTCCGATAGTTTTGGCATAATTGAGCGACTGAATGAAGGTCGCCATTGTCATCTCCTTTCCGTCAGGAGACGCATCTTCCATACAGTGAGGGCAATTTTCAAAGCATTTTTTTGTTATCAGTATCAACATAACAAATATGTATACATCTATATATTAAGTAATTATACAACACAAATAAGATAAACGATATATTATATAAAATACGACCGTAGGGAGTATTTTACACATAACGAAGTTCTTTTTAGCTTTAGATAAAAAGAACGTAGTCACAAGATACAAGATATATTAATATATTAATTATATATATATTATATACATGCTATCTTACCTAAAGATTCCCATCCCTTCAGATGATTCCCAAAAGGTCCCAATCATACGTTTTTAAACTTTAGACCACTACTTTCAGCTATACTCTGATAGAGACCGTTCAGAACAATTCATTCAACTAAACTTAAAAGTATGCAGATGCCATTTTACAACTTCAAAGTGTTTACAAAGATTTTTCATTCCACAAAGGGAATAAAGCAAAATAACTCACCTCCAGTTTAGGATGAATAAATCCCCCGACAAAACTATCGGGGGATGGACAACGGAAGTTGCCTATAGAATGAAACTGGTTCCTAACGCATTTTCATCATAACTTCGTAGATCACAGCATCATTTTCAGGATTAGTCCATTCTTTTGCAACATTGTAGCTTAACGTTTTTGAAAATACGACATTCTCTCTTGTAATTGTATGATATGATAATCTTCCTTCTGTTGGTTTCAGACCTTTATCGTGTAACTGACACAAGCCATTATCTAAGAATACACATCCATTAGAGGTTCGCTTAATCTGAACCATCGGGATACCATAATCAAGCTCTCCTAAAACATAACCAACTTCCCAGATTGTTAATGCCAACTTATCTTTATATCCAGCGTTAATCAAAGCAAGAATATCCTGCGGAGTTCCAAGACAAGGACATCTTTTACATTGAGCCTGACAAAGCTCACAATTACATGAAACAGGCATACGACCAGTGTTCGCTATAATTCTTTGGGTTATCTTATCTAACCCCTTTATGCTTCGAGTTATTTCAATTATTAATATTTTCATGTTTGCTATACCATAATTCGTGAATAAATTCTCTACCAGCTTTTGTCCAACGTTTTAAGAAACCACATCTCTGCACTTTCCCCTTCTTATTTCTCCAATAGTAGGGCAGATCGGTTTGCAGCGCAGAGTGAGAACCTATAACTGCCCATGCTCTCCTTTCCCATCTGACAATCCCTTCATCCTGGAGAAAACGGTTTAGTGCATTAGGTGTTATCCCAAGCTCGTTTGCAATAAATGAGGTCATGAAATCATCCCGATTCTCAATTACCCTGTCATAGTAATCTACTTTAGGTTTATTCTCTTCCAACAATGCCTGTTGTTTTGCAGCTAACAATAACGCTTCCTCAAATGTGGTCGGAACCGGAAATCCCCCAAATGGTTCGGAAGATTCGGGAGTTTCCTGAACAGGCTTGGGCTGTAACGAAACATGCCCCTGAGTCATCAATTCCTTCATACGTTCGTTACACCAAATGGAAAATTCAGGAGAAAGCCATTTCGAAAACTCCATAGCCAGGTCTTCAACAATCCATGTAGCTCCATTAACACCACGGGTTGTCATAACCTGTTCTTCCAAATTCTCAGACTTACCTTCTTTGACAAGCGCTTCTCTAATTTCCATAGCCGGTGCCGAATGAAGCCATACAGAAGGTTGCTTATCGAAGCATTTAGCCATACTCGTAGCGTTTACCATCGTTTTGCCACTAGCCGTTTTAAAAGTAACCGGATTATTATTATAGCTATACACTATGGGGATATCCAAATCAAGTTCTTCAGCTTTATGAAGTAAATCAATTACCCAGCATTCGAATTCAGCGCATAACTTCCGGATTTGACTATTCTCGGTTTTAATCCGGTTTATCAATAAATAAACTTCCTGCGCTGGAACAGCCCATAACAATTGATCTTTTCTTTTGAATTGCATTTTGGCTGCAGAAGGACATAGATTAATGGTTTCTTTATTTTCCATCATTATGGGGCGCTTCAGCACTTCACAAATATCCTGCAGACATAACCAAATTAAACTGGGATCGTTTCGCAATACCCTGATCGGGAATCCATCAAATTCAATTGTATCATAACCTATTCTATTCATTTTCTTCCTCCTTGTCTTTAGGTTTCTTTTCTCGTTTCGTTTTACGTCTTAGCTCTTTTTCTTTTTGCTTCTTATGTGCCATTTCACGCACCGGATGATACTTGCGTACATTGCCACAAAGGGTGTCATATTCGTCTAATGTCAGTTTGTCTATATCATCTTCTTCTATCACCACATTTTTATTAGCATGCCGGAAATAAAATCCTCCCGTTGATACATACTTACCCGTACAAGCCATCGAGATGGATTGTGCTGATTTACCTGACAATTCGGAAGTGGTCTGTAAAGAGCGAATGATCGCAACAAGTACCCTGACACCGTTAAAAACTAGAACTTTTTTTGCATCCTTGTAAGGACCTTTACTCATTTTTGTCTATTAGATTAAGTAATACTTCTCTCGGTAAACGGTCTTTAGCCATCAGCATAAGGGTGGTATCCGAAAGAATTATACCGCTGACGAGCAAATCTGCCATCTTTTCATAGACATAAACACTAAATTCAGTATCCACGTAAGAGACAAACAGCAAGGCTAAAGAAGAATCAATTAATATATGATTATTAGGAGCAATCAGTGTTAACTTATCTACATCCAATGAATAAGCTTTGCAAAAAGCATTGACCCAGGGCTTACAAACTTTCATAAAATCATCTACACTATGGGAGTCTGTACATTTTCTTTCTTCCATGAAACTCGTAGCGTCACAATATTCATTTTCATCATTTGAAATTGTAAACAGCAAATCAGGAAACTCACCATACTTAATTTTGAAGTCTGAAAAAGTCTTTGTAGTCATCAGTTTTATAATTTAGATTGTTTTGATGGGGCAAATATATATGCTTTAATTTGTATTATAAAGACACGTAACTTTCTGAAAAACAAATATGAAGAACAAAACAAGCCGTTATCCCCGGAAGAATACAAAGTAAAAATCCTTCAACTCCAAGAGTAAAGTTTATCATCTATTTTAGTGATAAATCTACAATACTGAAACTATCAATTACTACAATAGGGCAAAAAACATCCGAGCAACAGGTTATCTATTCTTAGTTAAAAATACATAAAACTATGATTATAACCACTGAAAGCACTTTTAATCACGAATTAATAGAAAGTATCTACCATACCAGCAAGAAAACAATTCAAGAATATGTTAGGGAAATAGAGAGGCATAATAGATATAAATCAGTATGTGGGAATATTGTTGTCGGCACAATTTTGGATGACAGAAGCCGTTTGATTGACTTATATGAAGCATGTATCCAACAGGACGCACATATACGGTCTGTAATTGAAACTCTCGAATCTCAAATTCTGGGTGACAGATATATGCTGGCCCATGTTGACAAAACAGGTAAATACGTCAAAGACCTCGAACAAACCCATAAAATACAAGGGTCCCAGTTTGACAAATTGATTAAAGGCATCGTCGAAGCAAAATTATATGGCTATACATTATTAGAGGTCATGCCGGACATTGATTCCAAGACAGGCAAGCTTGCTGAAATCAATATTGTAGAACGACGTAATGTGTTACCAAGTCAAAAAGTGGTAGTCAAAAGACAGGGGCTATGGTCTCCTAATTGGGATATAACTTCCAAAACTTATCAAAAAAATTACATCCTGATAAACACTGGGGAACTAGGGTTATTTTCAGCGACAACTCCACTAATTCTCGCTAAAAAGTTCACTACCAGTAATTATGTAAACTTCTCCCATACTTACGGACAACCGATTATCGTGGGGAAGACCGTTTCGGAAAACAATACAGACCGTAAAAGATTAGCAAATGACATCGCTAACGCTGCGCAAAACAAGGTCGTCGTTACCGGTATTGAAGATGAGGTGGAAATCAAAACTTTTACGATGTCCAATAGTGAGAAAATATATACCAGTCTGATAGATTTCGTAAACAAGGAAGTATCGAATTTGGTGCTAGGTAGTGAATCCATGGCAGGTGGTATGCAAAGTTATGTAGGTTCGACCAAAGCCCATCAAGATATTTTTCGGGAACGCATCGAAGTCTACCGCAGATTCATTGAAAACATATTTAATGAAGAGGTTATGCCAAGACTTGTAGCGATGGGATACGTTAAAGAGGGTCTGCAGTTTAAATATGCCAATCGGATTGAAATGAATAATGAAGATCGCATTAAACTCTACTCGCTGATAACAGATAAATATGAAGTCTCTGCAGATGAAATAGAGCGCGAATTTGGAATCAACGTAGGCAAACAGCTTAATGCCATTCCCCAGCTATCAGCCTCGCAAGGGCTAAACGTAGCAGCAAAGACTAATGACCTGCACATAATGTCTGATGAAGAATATTATAAGAGGTATGGCTATAGTAAAAGCAATCAAATTGTAAACTTTCTGAAAAGTCCGGAAGCATGACAAAAGTTACATCATTCCCTAAACAGCCACTTTCTTCCGATGATAATCAGGAAAAGAACCACAAAGAATACCTACTTCTTCGAGATGCTTTTATTCGTTTTCTTAATGAGATAGAGAACAGCCAACAAGCCTGGGAAATTATGGAAGACATTATAACCCTTAGAACTTCATTCTTGATCGATAGGGTACTTGACGGTATGCACATGGATTTCGAAACGGCACTGAATTTGCTTCAAAGGCATAACGCATTCACAACAGAAACGGCAAAACGAGAAAGAAATATCCTGATTGCCGCCATCAATAATCTGGTTGATTTTGCAGCGGCAGAAGAATTTGCAATGATTAATGAAATAGCGGCAATGTCAACAAATGAATTGCCAGAAGAGATATATGAAAGCATTTGTGAGAAATACAACCTGCATTATGCCACAGTAGAGAACAACGATGTCTTGTATGCAGTCGGAATCGCTTCATGGTGGGCTACCCAATCAGATGAAACCATGATTACTTTTATGACGCAAGGAGACGAACGTGTAAGGGAATGGCACCGCTCTCTGGAGGGCATCACCTATCCTAAACGTAACTTTCCTCCAGAGTTAATCCCTCCTATCGAATTTTCCTGTCGATGTTACCTAATGACCGATTCAACCATTTCAAGAGTTACAGCTTCTATTCCTTCAATAGAGGATATAAAAAAAGTGGTCAACCCCGCATACTCTGAAAGTCTGGCAACCGGAGGAAGAATATTTTCAGAAGCACACAGGTACTTTACTAAAGAGTTTCGGACAGAACCACATTTGCAAAAGATCATCTTCCGCTTAAAAAACAAGTTATGGAAACAATAAGTCTTAATACAATGATATCACACTGGTATGCAGAGGGGAGAATGGACAAGGCAAGCAGGTTAGACTACAATGTAGCGAATTTCGTCACTGAAGCGGGAGAATATTCCAGGCGCTTTTTTCAATTTTCGTTTGCCGCCGGTGGTTTTTATGGAAGCGGGCAGAAATGGAAGCCCCGTAATTCCCGCTGGGGCAGACGATTCACGCATCCGGTTTTAATTGATTCCGGCAAATTAAAGGACTCTATTAAAGGGGAGAATACATTTAATAATGAAGGGAGTGCCAAACAAGCAGGCTCCGGCAGATTCCGCAGCAACTATAGTTACTTGATAAAAACAACTGCAGAAAGTGAGCCTGAACCCGGTAAAAGAGGCAAGCATACTTCACCTTCTTACGCTGCCTTTCACAACACGGACCCTCGGATTTCACCTTTCACCGTGAATCAGCATACTAAACGCAAACCGGTGCAAAGACAGTTTATTGGTCTGTCAGAAAAACTAGACAACTACATAAACACTCACTATGTTCCACGAATTTTTAAGCATTTCCCGTTATGATCAAAGATAAACACCCTGTTCTCAATATTCCGGAAGTCAAAGAAACTATTATCCCGGAACCCATTTCTGAAAATCCTTTTGTGAATATGTATGCAGCGGTAAAACGGGCCGTACTCACTATCCGTGAAAACGAGGAGAACCCACTTAGCCCTGCTTTTTTTAAAACGATTCAGATTGACACCGGACAGTTCGAACGTATTATTCGCGATTACAATATGGAGTATGAAATAACATTCCCCGCCATATTCGTACATTTTACAAATGTGCGATACCTTGTTCAGCAACAGAGGCTGGGTGAAGGAAGAGCAATAATGAGAGTCAGATTTATCCTCAATACATTAAATAACACTGACCCAGACAAAGAATGTGAACCCTTTCTTGTTTTTCAGCGAATAAATGTAGCTATTCAGGATGCCAAAGATCATGAACCCGCACTTAATGAAAGGTGTAATCTTCAATTTTTCGACATGCCTACGACTTCCAATATGTTACAAGCCTTTTGGATTGACTATGAGGTCTGGTTCCGGGAGTCATCAGCCTGGAAATACCGGAATTGGGTGGAGCGTTATTTGGTTATGCCCCCTTTCACTGATCACGGCGACGCTCCGGAACACGATGAAGAGAACCATGGAATGCACCAAACACCAACTTATAATACGGTCACCGGCTTCGTCCCATCCGTAGAAACGGACGACCCGGAAGAAGAAATTACTAAACCTTCCGAATAGTTTCTATCTACTCTTGTAAAAAGCCTATTCTAAACTATGAACATAAACGACTTCAAAAACATAGTTGGTGAAGTCAATTCCGGAGAAACGGCTATCATTCGTTTTTTCGGGAAAGTGACAGAAGAATCAACTACACAATTTAATAAGGAATTCGAATATTTGGAGAATGTCGTGCATCCTTCACTAATCAAGGTATTGATTAATTCAGAAGGGGGAAGCGTTTTGCATGGAATGACTACCTATGCAACGATACAAAACTCTCTTGTCGATACTGAATGTATTATCGAAGGCATGGCGGCAAGCATGGGGTCTGTATTATGGGCCGCAGGGAATCGCTCTCTTATGCGTGACTATTCAATATTAATGATACATAACCCTTTTCTCCCAACTAGCGAAGAAGGAGAAGCCTCTGAGTTGGTAAAAGCCTTCACCAGACAACTGGAAACAATTTACAGGAAGCGTTTTGGACTTAGTAACGAGGAAGTAAAAGCCATTATGAATGGAAAAGATGGCAATGATGGTACATACTTTGACGCAAAAGCAACAGTAAAGGCAGGAATTATCCCCGAAAAAAACATTCTACACACTTCGCAACAGTTATGTGAAAAAGTAAAGCAGTCAATTTCCGGAATACAAGATGCTACAGAAATTCAGTGCCTCATGAGCAAAATCAATGCAGAAATCCCTATAGATACTGAAAATAAACATATTGACAACCCTAATTCTACTCTTATACAAGAAGACAAACATAACCATACTACTAATATGAATGATGAAAACACAATCTCTTTTGAACTAGGAGCCGTTGCCGCTTCACTCGGCATTAAAGACAAATACGAGATAAAAGATGTCATGGCACGTATTTCCGGTTTAATACATGTAGAAGCTCAACTGACAGAAACAAAACAGAAATTAACTGACGCCCAAACGGTTATTGCAGGTAAAGATGCCACGATTCAAAATCTACAAAAGGATTTGGCTGGTACAACTTCAAAACTCACCTTATTTGAAAAGAAAGAGGAAGATGAACGCAAATCACGCATTGAGACTTTTGTTGAGAACGCTATTACTGAGGGAAAAATCGACAAAGAAACAAAAACACAGTGGGTAGAAATGGCTACTTCTAATTTCGAATTAGCAGAAAAGACCTTAGCATCCATTCCGGCAAGGGAAAAAATCACACAGCAAATCGCTACTGACCCCGACAATATTCAAGCAGCAACAGAAGCCGTTAAAACAGCCGAAGAAAAAATGGTAGAAAAGGTAAAATCCATTGTCGGCGACGATTTTAAATTTAAGAAAATGGTATAAACCAGTACAACACTAATCTAAACCTAACACATTAAAAAATATGGCAGCAGCTAATACAGTGACCTTTCTTCAAAACGGCTATAATGGAGAAGTTCTGGAGGACTTGCTAACTTACACGGCGCAATCCAACGACACATTTGCAGAAGGTCTCATCCACATCAAAAGCGGAATTCAGCACAAATATACTCTTCCGGCTATTCGTTTGGGGGATATTATTCAGGACAATGTTCCCACACCGACAAGTGTCCATGGAGCAAAAGGAGATAACGGGGAGAACGAATATCAATTTACGGAGCGTTATTTGATTCCCAATGACTATATGGTTTACCTCGAATTCAACCCCAGAGATTACGAGCGTTATTGGAAGTTTGCACAACCGGAAGGTAATCTGGTTTTCAGAGAATTAGACCCGCGTATTCAAGCAACAATGCTCCGTCTTTTATTGGAGAAGAAAGATGAATTTATCGGTAATGCAATCTGGACAAGCGCACGTGGAGGTGCGGCAACAGCGGGAATTACAGCCCCGACAGATTCCACACCTATCGGAGCCGGAAAAGAGAAATATTTCGATGGGGTCATTAAAAGGCTAATTGACAATATTACAGCCACTGATGCTGAAACCATTGCCGGTGGACAAGCCATACTTGCCGGGAATACTGAATTAAGTGATGGTGCAGCCGTTGAGAAAGCGCTATATAGCATGTGGAAAAAATGTCCTAAGCAAATCAGAAAAAAGTCGGGTCTTACATTTGTCATGGGTTGGGAAGCATGGGATGCTTATGATCAATATATCACAGACAAAATGGTGAAGTACTCGGAAAACAGTGAAATAAACCGTTTCCGATTCAAAGGGAAAAAGATCATACCCCTTGTCGGGGTTCCGGAACACACAATTCTTTTAGGACAATTTACAACGGGGATGGATAGCAACCTGTGGATGGGGGTAGACTATGCTAATGACAGTGAGGTCTTAAAAGTAGACCGGCTGCAGTCAAACTCAGAATTATATTTTTTTCAAATGCGCCTAAAAATGGATGTCAACATCGTTCGCCCGGCAGAAATTATCGTCCATACAGCCTACACAAAAACACCTGGTGATTCCTAACTTTCTTATTAACCTTAAATCTTAACTCTTTAAAGCGAGGAATGGGCAACATCCCATTCCTCTTATCAACACATTAAGACATGGCAAGACAAAAACAACCTTTGGACCCGGAAGGAAACATATTGCAGGAAGAAGCTATTACCGACAACATAAATACCAATACGCTACCCCTGCCTACCGATCCTCAATCAATAAATGATTATACACAAAGTATACTTAAAACCTTCCCTTTTTACGAATATCTCTATGTAGATAAAGATGGAGGAAGCTATACTCCTAATACCCCCGTAAGCATTCGTAAAAATGCAACTCTTTACAAAAATCCCTATTACAAAAAATCATAAGCATGGCACTTGGTGATGTTATAATAAAAGACGTGGATGGCAACATCCCCTACAATAGTTCTGATAGTAATGAAAAAATTACCGGACTATTATTTGATGTTTCGCTCCAACCCGAATTATTCACCGCTGGATACGGAAAAAACAATGAAAAGAAAGTCGCTTTGAATGATGTTCTCTATGTGACAAGCCGCAAATCAGCAATTAAAGACTTTGGCATAATTGAACGGGTTACAGCAAGCGAGGATGAAGAAAATAATCAAAATTTTCTTCATGGAATTCCATACTATCATATATCCGAGTTTTTCCGGTTATCCGGAAACATAGATGGAAATGGTCGATTGTATGTAATGTTCGCAGACTGTTCTTCCTCGTGGGACGCAATTGACACCATGCAAAGAGTCGCTGGTGGCACAATCAGCCAACTGGGTATCTGGACGGAACAAGCCCTATGGAAACTAAATGGAGCCGAAGATAAATACAACCTAAATCTGGTCAAGTCCATCAATGACAAGGCTGTTGCCCTAGCGGAACAAAATCAACCGTTATCCATTGTCTTAGCAGCTAACTGTTCAAACACTGGTGCCGATACAAGCGAAGGAAAAAAAGTTGATTTGAACAAAATTCCCGATGCACATTGTGAAGCAAGTAGAACCTCTGTCATTTTTGGACAAGCACGCTCCGAACTTACGGCAACTATGCAAAAAAGGAATAAAAACAATACTCCGGTAGGAATGCTTGGTACTGTTTTGGGATGCCTGGCAAGAGCAAATGTACATGAATCTATAGCCTGGGTCAAGCAATTCAATCTATTCAATGACACCTTCCAAGCTATTGAGTTAGGATTTGGAGATATTAATCTGACGGATAATGATGAATTTACCAGTACCAATATGTACGAGTCTTTATCACCGACCTTACTTGATGATTTAGACGATAAGGGGTATATGTTCCCGATTACGTATTCTGGGCTACAAAATGGAATTTATATTTCCAGGGACCAGACGTGCTCCACCGGTGACTATCGCACAATCGCACGCAATCGTACAATTAATAAATCCCGCAGAGCGGTTCGTGCGGCACTCCTTCCTTACGTAAACAGCCCATTGCTCGTCAATCCTTCAACAGGTTTTCTATCCGCATCCAAAATTTCTGCTTTTAAAACCATCGTTTCGGATGTGCTTAAAAAGATGGAAACCGCACAAGAGATATCTGGCAGTGGAGTAACTATTGACCCTAATCAAAATGTACTTCTAAATGACACTTTACGAATTAGCTATGTCATAGTGCCCGTGGGAGTCAGTACACGAATCTATGTAGAAGAGGGTCTATCATTAACTTCTAAATAATTCACAATATGGCCATCATAAATAATGTAGCATACTCATGGTCCATGATAACCCTCTCGTCAACCGCATTAGGCGTTGAAGAAGGCTCTACCGATTTAGAGGGGGTTAGCGGTATTAAATGGGCAAAGAAAAGAAAAGTTGAAGCCAATTATGGCCTTGGAGGCAAGCCGGTTAGTAGAGGCTTCGGGAATATAAGCTATACAGCTAGTATTACAATGGATTACGCAACACAGGAAACTTTGCGGTCAACCTATGGTAGTCTAATGGATATTGGTGAGTTCGATCTAATCGTCAGCTTTGCAAATCCCATGGCTACAACGGATTGGAAAACGACGACAGTAACATTAAAAGGGTGCATATTCTCAGAAGATGCAATGGAGAGTCAGCAAGATGACACTAACATCACGCATGAGTTCGACTTAAACCCCTTTGACATCAGCATAGGCGATTCGGATAGCATCTAGTCTTTGGATATTTAAACTTTCAGCAGATTATTAACCTACTCTTGAATAAACAACTTAATAAACATGACAGAAAAAGCACTAACGCTTACTCAGGAAAAAGAAATTAAAGAGAAAGCAGTACAAATTAAAGGAGACAAAAAACTTCGTAAGGTCGTTCCTATGGTCGTTTTCGGAGATGAAGAGAATGGAGAAAAGGAATTTTATGTAGCTTACATGAGAGAACCGTCATTCACCCAGTTCAGTAAGTTCATGAATGCATCGAAGAAGGACGAAGTAATAGCAATGAGAACTTTAGCCAAAGATTGTTTCCTCGACGGAGATAAAGAATTGGTAGATGATGAAAGTTTGTTCCTATTTGGTTTAATGGGCCAATTATCTGAGATTATCGCCACACGACAAAGCACTCTTGTAAATTTATAGACCGCTGGGTAGTAACAGATGACCAACGCATCAGGCAAAGGATGGCATATACAAGACATTACTTCCCCAGCGTAGACTTTAATAAGATAGATGATGAAGAGTTCGCTATACTTTCCGAAGAAGCTCTCTGGCTTCACCAACAAATGATGATAACCAAAACCACACAAACCATTCTTGCCTGATTTCTCATCTATCAAAAGCCCCTGTTTTGCCATGTTGCAGCAGGGGCTTATCTATTAATCTAAATTCCAGTCTCCAGACTATTCTTTTAAAAGCCTAAACCATGAAATCATTAGATTACCAAGTAAATTATAACATTAATGTCGAAGCTACTGAAGGAGTTATTCAAGTACAAAATTTCGCTAAAGCTGTCAAAAGCTTAAAAGATGCGAAAGATAGCTTTGTACCGGCAGTTAACAACATTAATGCAATGATGCGGGCTATTGATAAAACCTTTCGTCCCAAAGGACGCAAGCGAGATTTCAATTTCAAACTGGAAATGTCTACTGGAGATTCAGAGGCTAAACTAGAAAGAATAAAAAATCTTCTTTCCGATATTAAAGAAATGTCAACCGGCATATCCTTATCGATCAATGCCGGACAGACACTCAATACGAATCAAATCAGATCGCAAGCCAAAGCTGTTTTCGGTAAAAAACAGTTAGAAGAGCAGAGAGGAGAAATAAAAAAGACAGCCACCAGTTCCATCAAAAGTGTTTTAGATGCTCAGAAAAGCATTACCAAGGTTACAGGCAAAATCAATTCAGCACTTGTTAACCTGGAAAAGGGGCGACAGATTAATATTCAGACCGATGTAGCAAAAGAAAGATTATTGGAAATTCTCTCTTTGATGAGGCAAATTAAGGGAGCCTCCAAAATGACGCTGGGATTCCAAATGAACGGGCCAGGAAAGAAATTTTCAGTTACAACGGATACTCCCGCTTCTGTTACCTCCCCCATTATTGCAAACAAGGCTTGGGAGCGACAACAAGCAAAACTCCAAAAAGCAAGAGAAGCTAAAATCCTTAAAGAAGCCGAAAAAGAACAAGAAAAGGAGTACCGGAGAAATGTCCGTGCCAAATTGGATGCTTTCAACCGGATGAGCCGGGAAGAAGCAAAACGGCAAAAACTGTTTGACGACATTGAAAAACTGAAGATCAGCAAACTCCTCCAACAAGAAAGAAAAGAAGAACAAAGAAAACAACAGGAAGAGAGACAGAAAGAAAAACAAAAACAGCGGGAAGCATCTACGAGAATAAATAATCTCAAACGCCAGGTCAATATCGGTGAAAAAGTTTATGGGAATAAACGACGCGCGGCTATCAACCGATTGCAGTATTCAAAAGCTCCTTCCCTGAGAAACCTGCCTTTTGCCAGCATGTTCAGTGGTTACATGGTCTATAGCATGATGAAATCGGAACTATCCTCCGCTGTAGAATATGCCAATATTATGGAATCTGCACGTAGCATTTTACGAGTTGCAGATACAGACCTTTCAACGTTTGATTACCGGTTCAGCAAGATGTCTCAAAACATCCGTAAAATTGGCGTTGATACAAAATTTACCGCCGTTGAAATCGGGGCCGCTGCTAAATACCTCGCCATGGCAGGTATGGATATTACTACGATTAACGCTTCCATGCGTCCTATTGCCAACCTCGCACTCATCGGAGACAATGATGTAGGTTTGATCGCCGATCTGACCACCAATATCATGTCTGGTTACAATATCAAGAATGACAGCATGAACTCGGTTGCGGACATTCTATCCTCAACAGTGTCCCGTTCAAACGTGAATATTGTAGAAATGGCAGAGAGTTTTAAAATGTCAGCAGGATACCTGAAATTAGCCGGAGTAGACTTTTCCGAGGCTGCTGCAGCGATAGGTATCCTGGGAAATTCGGGAATCAAGGGCACAATGGCCGGTACCTCACTAAGAGCCATGTCAACAAGATTCGCCAAGCCGACCAAAGAAGCAGGCGAGACATTAGACCGTTTAGGAATAAAGTTTACTCACTTTGTGGATATCTACGGAAAGAAAGTCGAAAAGCTACGTCCTCTCGCAGATATTTTTAAAGATTTGCATGATGCCGATGCCACAATGGAAGATATGATTAGTATCTTCTCAAAAATTGGTGGTAATGCTGCCATGCAATTCGTTGTGAATTACGACAAGCTCCGCACATTAACCTCGCAAAACCGGATATCACATGGCATATCACAAGAGCAAGCCGATGTCAAAGAAAACACGACAAAAGGTTTATGGGCACAGGTCACTTCCAGTCTAAGCGAGAGTTTCATGCAGGCATACGAAATCATAGAGCCTACTATCAGGGGAGTATTGAAAGATCTTCTAGCCAAATTTAGTGCCCGTGATATGGCACGGGGATTAGCTTCCGTCGGTCAAGCATTAGTAAACATTCTTTCAGTCCTTGCCAATATAGCAACCTGGTTTACGAAGAATTTCCACTGGATTGAACCTATTATTTTCACCACATTCGTCGCTACCCGTATTTTTAAACTGGCAGGCGCAATCACTAATTTAGGAGTGGCTGTAGGCTTCTTAGGCAAACAATCAGTTGCTTCATCTACGCTACAATTGATTGCCGGGTTGACCGGAAATAATCTAAGTTCCAAAATGCTCACTTTTGCAAACAAGAGGGCTATTGTTGCTTCTTTACAAGCTGCCGGAATTACCGGTAAAGGGGCAATGACCAAAGCATTACTTGCTACAGGCGTGGGAGGAACAGGAGGTATAGCAGCGAGAAGTGCTTTTGCTAGTTTGTTTTCCTCTCAGGTTGCCACCGGATCAGGAATAACGGGTGCGGCAGCTTCCATTTCAGCTATTGGAACCGGAGCTGTAGCGGCAACGGCAGGTATAGCGGCGCTGGTTGGTGCTTTAGGCTGGGTCGCTTACAAGACTTGGCAGATAAAAAAAGCAAAAGATGCCGTATTAGAGGAATTGGATGCTAATGAAAAGTACCGTTATCCATCCATCGATGCATTAAAGAAGTCTCTCCGGGAAACTTATATTCAGGCATTACAAACCAAAGATGCTGTTGACAATGTAACAGCAGAAAAAACATTGGAGGAAGAGTCCGGACAAAAAATCGGCATGTTCACGGGAAACTGGTGGGCAGGCTATTTCAATATGGTAAGCTCCGCATTTGCCAAACAAACTCCGACCTATACGACTGCAGATGCATACCAAGATGATGCCCGCGCAGCTATACATGCTATTGCTAGAAAAAGTGGTCAGCAGCAGATCAATGCAGCCTATGCCAAGCTCGGACAATATTCAACTGCAATGGAAGTTAATGCTTTCCTCGATAATATGGAGGAGAACTACAAGTATGATGATAAAAACTTGGACAAAACTTTGTGGACTGTCTCGAACGGGAAAATCTTCTACAACAAAGGTATGGGAGACATCACGGCACAGCAAGCAGCCCAAACCATTGATTTTGCCAATTATCAGAATACAGAGGTTTTCAACAAAATCAAAGTAGGCGCAGAAGCATACAGAGATGCCATATCCACCCAAGAAAGTGCTATCAATTGGATGAAAGATAGTGGATTTGACTTTGAATATCTACAAGAAAAAGGCTTTTCTCTCAAAAATGGTACTTGGCAACAAAAAATATTGGATAAAAGTGCAACAGACGAAGAACGCAAGAATCTGCTTTCCGGGAAAATGTCTGTTCATACACGATTAATAAAGATGGTAACGGAGTTGAGAAAAGCTTTTGGGGATTCTTCTGAGATTGCTGAGAATATAATCAAGAAAGCCGGATTTACATCTGAATTATATTCAAATGATCCCAACTCAGCTGACACTCACCCATATAATGCCAACAATATAACTTCAGGAGCTGACGACGGAGGGGCTGGCGGTAACTATAGCGGCACAGGCAAATTATCTTCTGCAGCTCCGAAGCAGGTAGTCGTCAATATATCCAGCTTATTGAGTGTGAATACAATTGACCTAATGAAAAGCCCGGAAGGACAAACAGCCGAAATACAAAACTTAAAAGAGCAATTAGCCCAGGCATTAATTGATACAGTACATGATTTTGATATGACATGGAATGGATAAAATTATAGATCAATGAGTAGAATTTTAGATATTGGTAAAAGCGTTTTATTGAGTGGAGGTATAATAAACCATGGAAACTTAGAAGGTTATATCTCAGACAGTGCCCGTCGCGCATTAGGATTAGGATTAAGCCAATTTGAAGACGGACAGGTACACTACTTTTCCAAAGACAAAGAACTCCTTAAACGTGCGGCTATACAAACAGTCTCACAGTTAGCCTATGGAACTCTACGTTCTTATCCCCGCTATTTGAAATATTTAGAGCAAAAGCGAAGAGACAAGTATATCCAAAACAAATCACAAACAAGTGTAGAGAATAAGTCCGGCCAATATTATAAGCTTATCAGCGAACAAAGAGCAATCGCCAATAAAAAAAATTACACCGATAGTATTGTAGGGAATGTCGTCAAAGATTATCTGGAACTTAAAATATCTGAAGAAGGGGTTTACTTTGACTCCCAAAGCGGAAAAATAGAACCAAACACCAAATACGGATTAGTCTCTTTTGTTGATTTACAACCCCAAATACAAATCAGCAGCAAAAATAATGTTCTTCTTACAACAGTACAAGGCAGGGATTATACACGTAAGGAACTTATAAGCGGAGGTGATCTGGAAATAAGTATCAATGGGAAAATAACAAGTAAATATCCGGAAGTTTATCCGGAAAGCGAGATGAGTAAATTTATCAAGACTATTCAATATAAAGGTGTTATAGATTGTGATAATACGATACTCAGACAATTCAATATATCAAGGCTGATCATTCTGAATTACACACTTCCTGCATCCGAATATAGAAACATACAAACATACACACTTAGTTGTGTGGCTGTAGAACCGTCAGAGGCCGTTGAATTGAAGCTGTTTGAGCAGGAAAAAGTCGATAATTCCATTGCAGACAAAAACAAATGGATTAAAATAGCCCGAATCGGAACCCAGATAGTTGACCCTTCATCTTTATTAAAACTCACGAAACTATGGATTTGAGTACATTAGATATCTTATGCTGCCAAATTAAAATCGGAGATGCAGACGACAAGGAACCTATGAAAATCAAAAATTCCATAGTCCTGACTGAAGTACAAGACATAGAAATCAATGAAAGCTACAAAAAGCTGATTAGTACAGCGAAAGTAATCTTTCCCAAAGGAACAGTCTTTCGCAATACCTTAATTGGCCCTGCTACAGTAGAAGGTAAAGATGCAACCCGAATTACAACGGAAATAATGGAAAACGGAGTAATCATTGAAAAAAGAAGCACTCAGTCGGCTATGGATAAAGACACGATCAAAGTAGGTCAACGCATATCCATCAAGATCGGCTATAATGGTATATTAAAAAGAATGTTCGACGGCTACATTACAGAATACAATTCCGACAGCCTGTTTGAGATAAAATGTGAAAACATGGCATACAAGCTAAAATTAAAACAAGCTCCGAAATTTGAAACCACACGTTCTACAAAAATCAATGATGTCTTAGGTGAGAAGTACGGGCTCCTGAAAGATACCGGGTTTAAGATACATTCAGAAACCAAACGCTTCGACATAGATATTGGGAAGATAAAGGTGACAGATAATTTTACGGTAGCGGACATCCTTGAAAATTGGAGCAAATATAAAGTTTATTGTTTTCTCAAATATGACGAGAACTCGCTTGACGACATGCCCCGCATAGCAGTAGGAAGACCCTACTCTTCAGCAAAGGCACACCCAACTTTTCCTGGCAGTGAAAATGCGATACCTTATAAAATCCATTTCAATTACCATGTTGCTGCCAGCGACCTGAAAGTGGTGAAAGTAAACCCCAAGTTTCTCGCTGTAAGGGCACAAGCATTGGGAAGTGACGAAAAATTCTTTGAGGCTACAGTCAGATTAAATCCTGATTATGACCCGGCCCAAACTTCCGGTAAAGAGTTTCAGGTTATCAATGCGACACAGATATCCAGGAAAAGCCACAAAATCACAGGTAATGTGACAGCGACAGGGGCAAAAACAAAAACAAAAGTCGATTTGAGCACTTACACAGTCGTACCATATATGTCGCCTAACATGCGCATTAGCTCCGATAAACTCGTCGAAGAAGCCATTGAATATTTCAGGAATTACAATTTGAATGGCATCAGCGGCTCAATCACACTGTTCGGAGATTTTGGATTGCCTTCCGCTGTTCAAGTAGAACTGATTGATGAGAGAAACACAAGCAAAAACGGGACTTATATCGTAGAAGAAGTAGCAACCAGTTTCGGGACACAGGGATATAGACAAAAAATAACACTGCCCTATCGAATAAAAGGAACAAAAAAAAACTATGGAGAACAATAAAACAGATCAAAGCCAACGAATGATTGCCGAAGCTATCAGAAAAATAGCATTAGGCAGAAGTGCAGATAGAATAAACATGGCTCCAACAGGGACAGGCGGAATTGGAACAGCAAGACTCATTCATGGCTATGTAGCCAAAATCAATAATGACGACGACGAGTATTGTGGAACCATTGACGTAGGCGAATATCCAGATGAAAGCGCATCTTCCGAACCGGTTATTCACAAAGGAGCACTTTTAGCCGGTGTCCAAAACAACTCAGACGGATTCCTGATAATTCCTACATTGTATTCAGACGTAACTATTGTTACGGATGCGGCAACCCATAACTGCTATGTGCTTAATTATTCTCATGCCGAACTTATACAACTTTCTGCACACACGGAAGCTGTTATCGGAGTAACAGAAACGGAAGAGTTGGACCCGGAAAATGAAAATTCGCCGGATTATGATGAATTGGAACAAACAGGAAACTATACATTTACCCGCTATACGGCTGAGTCTATCACCTCTATTGCCAAAAACAAAAAAAACAAACTGGCAACAGTTGAAATCAATCCGGAACAGATACATCAGCAAATAGGAGGAACGGAGCTTACCCAGATTGAAGGAAAAATTCAGCAAAAAGTAAATAACACCACCTTGACGCTGGCAGATAACAAAGTGAGTATAGGGGGCGAAGCCGCCAGTGAACCCCTGGTTCTCGGAAACCAACTGGCACAATTGATGCTGGAGTTTTTAACTGAGTGCAGCAAGATAACTACCACAACACTCTTGGGAACAATGCCTGCTATCAACGTACCGAACTTTGCGTCATTGATTTCAAAGATTCAAAACTTCCTATCCAAAACCTCTTATACAAAATGAGCATCGATCTTAATCCGGCTATCAGAGAACTGGACTCCGGTAGCCTATGCTATAGCATTTATAGCCAATTATATCAGAATTTTTTCAACGCCCAGGACAGCGGAACTGTAATTGAAGGTGATATTACCTCTGTCCGCTTACATAATACCGCATACAGTTTTGCCTATGCCATTGCCGAAAGTGTTGCGGGAGAAGGTGAAAGCGGAGAAAGTGGTGGTATCCTATTGAACTATCTGAAAAAGTCCGGCGATAATATGGTGGGGCTTCTTAGAGCAAATTATGGGTTTGAGGCAGGGATTGGTAATAGCAGGATATTACATATTAAAGAAAGCGGAATTGATATTACAGGGAATCTGTTTGTAGGTGGGAATAATTTCTTCCTCGGAGAAAAACAAATTATGTGCTATGATAAAGCTGTTGATCTTGTGACAATATCCGGAACAACCATTGACATCGGAAATGCGACATTATCCAGCCAAGGCAAAATCGTTCTCGGACCGGATGAAAAGCCAGAAATTGTATTATCTTCTGCCGGACTTCTGATAAAAGGATTTCCGGTTTATCATGCGGGAAACGCAAATCTCCCAACAATTAACTGGGAGATGAGAGACGCACAGGTAGAAGGTGATTTGATTGTAAGTGGTTATGCTGATTTTTCCGGTGAGTTGTCCGCTTTGAATGGGGTAAAATTGGGGCATAAGGGCAAAGACGTACTCACCATCAGTCCTGATGAAGCCACACTTAACGGTTTTCTCTCCATTACTAATAATTATGGAGTGAAAATAGGAGACACTCCCGTATTAAAACGAGTTGGGGAGACAGACATTGAATTTTCGTCAGAATATGGCAATATTCATCTGGGAAGTGAAAATACATATAAAATCAAATTGTTTGCAGGTATTACGGATATTGATGGAGACAATATCTTAATCAATGAGTACGGGCATGCTTATTTCCCCGGTTCAATCCGTATCGCACATAATTATGGCGCAGATTTATTATCTTCCTATCGGATCGATGATATGGATGAAGGGATTATCCTTCATAAGAAACTTCGCTTCTCCACATCGGACGGGATATATCTTTCAGGTAATAAGAATATCCTGCGGGTTAACCATGAAACTGATTTCGCAGAAACAGGGTTCAGAAAATCAACCTCTGCATTTCAAATGCCGGACAGCAACTCCAAGTCGCTTTTTATCTCTACGGGCTGTGACTTTATCACTTTTGACGGGCCCATTGAAGCCAAAAACCATGTAGGCATTGACGGTTCCTTAACCCGGTTATCAGAAAAGCACCTATTCTTATCAAACGAGCATTATCTGATGTCCGTTACAGATGGAATCAAAATATTCGGTAACACTTATCTCATCAATAATCTGAGTTCTGAAAATTTCGCTTCCGGATTTGCCGGATATGGTTGGGGAATTCTGAAAAATCAAACGACAGGTAACATCGTCGCTACTTTTGACGAGTTGAACATACGTAAAAAAATGCGGATATATGAACTTGAAGTTCAAAAAGATACGACTACAAACGGTTCTTTATGGATCAGTGATTCATGTAACGGTGACAGTGTGGAAAAAATCAACTAACTATGTCTAAATACAACTATCCCAAGTTTAAGATCATAATAGACCCGGAATCCAAGAAAACACAAGGGTTACGTACCGGAGATGTAGTCAGAAGGCAATATTTTGACAATCCCAACCTCGTTTATTCTTTAATGATAGTCCTGGATACAGGTACGGATATTATACGTGATAAAGAATCCCACTATTTCATTGGAGGATTGTTTGAAGGGGATGAGCCCAAGAAAGGAGAAATACTTAATTTTGTACGTGTTACAAACTTATTCGACAGGGGCAGAAGCGGAGCGTTGTATTTGACCGCATCTGATTCAGAAAGCCCATATATGGATGTGATTGACGGAATGGCTACCGAACACTCCTTATTTCTGCTGGACACACCCCAACGCATAGCTTCAGGCGAATCGTTTGAATATCCTATCAACGGGGCTGTAACTTATCCGGAGCGCCTTATTATTTCCTATAAAATTCGGAGTTCAAACATTCTTTCAAATGTGCCGCTCTCGGTTGGATATGTTAATGGTGATGAAATTGATGGAACCGATACCATCGAAGTCTCTACTGACTGGCAATATAAGCTATCCGTTATTACCATTGATTACCCCGCCCAATATAAAAGGGCGTTAAGAATATCTCCAATCATTCAAGAAAATGAATGGTGTGAAATAGCAGACTTAAATATTATCAGGCTTTCAGACATTGCTACTTTTTCAAATGCTACAAAAGTCCGTATTGGGAAAATCACAGGAGTCGCAGATCCGGTTTTTGGACTACTGGAAGGATATGGGGCTTACTTCCAAAATCTGTATGCCACTAAAAATGTCAATATTGCGGGAACACTGACAGCCGCTGATGAACATGGTTTCGCCTCAACATTCTATGTCGGTAAAATACATAAGAATGTAATTCTCAATAGTTTTGCGTGTGAGTTCTCCGACAGTCAAGTTGTTTCGGAGGCTACTCCTGTAGGTATAGGCAATGCACGTCAAATCCGTGGCGACAGCCGGTTGAAAATACAGTCTAACGAGTGGCGTGGGTCACATACGGATAAGAAATACTGCTTCTCTATCTGGATGAAAGGAGCCTCCGGAAATGTTTCAGTCTACCAAGACGAGCATTCCATTCAGGATATAGAAGTAGATTGCGAGAAAGAGTGGAAACGATACCGGACATCATTTATTATTAAGCCTTCCTCACAGCCGGAGTTATCCATTTGGCTGAAGAATGTACCGAACAATTTGATAGTTTCTGCACCTCAGTTGGAAGCGGGTATAACTCCATCACAATACCAGCCGACCGATGGAACGCTTGCTTATACGGAAGATTATGGGGCGTGGTTCAATAAGGGCGGTATAGGTGGAACCATTCAAAATCCATTATTGAAATTGAATGAGGATGGTTCTATCAGTTCCAGAGACCGTTCTTTCGTTATTAACCCGGACGGAACAGGACATTTTGCCAGTGGAAAATTCACATGGACTAAAGATACGATTACCCTTCAGGATATCACGATTAAATGGGAAGACCTTTCCGAAGAAGTACAAGAAAACTTATCGCCCGTGACACTGGATATTGTAAGTCGTAGCGGGCTGGTGATTAAGAATAGCAATAATGATGTGGATGCTACGGCTATTCTTTATCGCAATGGGAAGGAACTGGATAGCAGCGGAACCGAATATGTATACACATGGAAATTATGGAATGCTTCAGGCACAGCAGTTATAAGAACCTATACAGGTAAATCAATTGTAATATCAAAAATGGATATCACAAGCAAGGGGGCTTTGACCTGTGAGGTTTCTTAAACGGGAATAGTTGTTTTGCCCTATTCTTTAAAGAATGAAAAATGTTATTCATGGGAAAACAACTTATAGCTACCGGGCAGGTCACTGTCATTGCCCAAAAAGACTCTTACACCTTTAACCAATCAATCAGCGAATATGTATTTACGGCACAGAGTAACGGGATTGTCGTTACTGCCGTATCATTTTCATCCAGCATAAAAGTAATGCTCGGAGATTTGAATGTTACTGACTTTACTATCGGCGCCATTACAAAACCTTCCGGATTTTCTGCCATTACAGTAAATAACACGAACAAGTCGATTACGTATTCAGTCACAGCAGGGACAACAACTCTGGCTGATAGTGGTTTAATTGCCATTCCTGTAATCATTGCCGGAGTAACTTATCAAATATCGTTTGCCTGGTCGAAAGCCAGAGCCGGAGCTAATGGAACGCCCGGTGTTGATGCCAATTTATTAGATTGGGTCAGAGAGTGGAACAGTAACAAGACCACCATCAATGGAAGCAATGTAATTACACCTAAAATCTTCACTGGATTTAGAGATGCTGTTAACGGCACTATCACAGGAACAGCAATAGGGCATTTTAGTTTAAGTACCCTCAATGCTTCAGGACAAGTATCTACTGAAACCATCGACGGTATTTACGGCTTTAAAAACGGACTCAAAACATTTTCTTTGGATAATACCGGGAATGCCCAATTGGGAAATGGCAACCAGTTTATTAGATACAATGCAGCCACAGGAAGAATTGAGTTTGGTTCAGATGTAACATTAAACTGGACAAATGCTATCAATACAGCTAAAACAGAAACGCTCAATTCTGCGGCAACAATAGCTCAAAATAAAGCTGAAGCAGCCCAAAATGCGGCTATTTCAACAGCGGCTATGGATGCCACAAATAAAATTAATGCCGTGAAACTCGGTGTACGTAACTATATACGAAACAGCGATTTTAATGAGGCTATTACCGGAATCACAACAGAAGGAACTACAGTCTCCATAGATAACACTAATCTATATAATAATTACAAGACTCTAAAAGTTATCCAGGACACAGCGTGTACGGATGCTAATGCAGCCTCTCAACGTACCTACTTTACCGCTATCAACAATAAGATATGTTCCCCGGCCTGTTTTTCCATGTATGTTAAAGGTTCTGTTGCGGGAAATATAAAGATTCGTATCGGTGGCACAGGAATCCAGACAAAGGCAATTACAACCGGATGGCAAAAAATAACAATAGAAAACATTATTCCTACTTCAGCAGTAGTTTTGTTTGGTTTTCAAACAGTCGGAACTTACTGGTGTGCCTTACCCATGCTGGTCGAAGGGACAAAAGCTGTTGATTGGAGTCCGGCACCAGAAGACATCAATAACAGTATCACCGAAGCCAAAACAGCAGGGACCAATGCCAAAGCAATTGCGGATGCAATCACCAACAGAGCAAACAGCGAAGGATGGAGCAGCAAACTGACTTATGTTAGTTCTACTGGAATTTTCACAGGCACTTTATCCTCAAATATAATAAATGCCATTCAATTAAATGCTTCTCAAATCACAACAGGTATTATCAACGCAGCCCGAGTTGATGTCACATCTTTGAAGGCATCCCTTATCACAGCCGGGAATATAGAAGCATTGACATTGAATGTCATCAGGGGTAAAATCGGGGGATGGTCTATTGATACGGATTCGATATACCGGGGAGTGAAAAATAATACTTCCGGGGCGTATACTGCCGCATCCGGTGCAGTTTGTATCGGTTCAAATGGTATTCGAGGTTTTAAATGGCGGTTGGATAGCACGGGAGCCGGAGCGGTGGCAGGTGGTAACATATCATGGGATGCAAGTGGGAATGTATCTTTCGGTTCATCGGTAGTGTTGAACTGGCAGACTCCCATCACCTCAATTATTACGGCTCTGGGAGGTTCTTTGTATCCGAAGATGACACAAATATCAGGTACGGGAATTTATACCGGCACGCTAACGGCTGCGCAAATCAATGCTGTCAATATTGATGCCGGAAGTATTAAAGCCGGGACACTGAGTGCAGATAGAATTGCTGCCGGTTCATTGAACGCAAATAAAATAACAACCCGTACAATTACCGCAGATCGCATCGTGAGCGGAAGTATAACTGCAAGTGAAATCAACGTCAGCAGCGTACAAGCTTCGGTGGTAACAGCCGTAGCGATAAACGGACTTACCTGTACATTCGTACGCGGTATGATAGGCGGATGGACGATTAACGCTTCACAGATTTATAAAGGGAATGTTTATTTAGGCAGTGACGGCACAATCAGCAACGGCACGAAGTGGTTATTTCGAAACGATGGTTCCGGACAGTTGGCTAACGGTGCAATCACATGGAATGCAGCAGGAGCAGTTACGTTTTCTTCGGAGGTATCGCTGAATTGGGCAAATGCGGCGACAAACGCACTCAATTCAGCAAAAAGTTATGCGGATACTAAGAAAAATGAGGCTATCAGTTCCGCTTCGACCGATGCAACCAATAAGGCAAATGCAGCCAAGGAGCTTGCCAGTGCCATGGCATTCGGAAGAATGCTTTACCGTGACCCGACATTCTGGAATGGAAGCAATAGTATAAATGTATATAATAATTCGGGAAACGGGACAGTTACAGCCACCCGTACAGCAGACAGTAATGCCCCTAATGACAGTAAATATGTTTTGCTGATAAAAAATTCAGGGCCAGCTTCTCCTTACTGTGGCGGTTTTTCCTTTGGAACAGGCACTTCCTACCGAAAAATATTCATTACCCGTATTATCGCAAAGATACCCTCTGGAAGAAGTATCTCTTATCACTCAAACGCTATCGGGAACGGGGGAATACAAAAATGGCTGACATCTGTTGCCGGAACCGGAGACTGGTGTGAATATGTATGTAAGGTTATTTGTGGAACCGCCAACTTTTCATCGACTCACTATTTTGCAATTGACGGAAATCCAGGAAGTGCAAGTACTCCGGTGGAATGGCGAGTGGCATACGCAACTGTGTTTGATGTAACCAGTGCTGAAAAATATACAACGACTATAGATGCAAATGGCGTTTATACGTCCTCACTGAATGCCAATCAAATTACAGCAGGAACGATCAGAGCCGACAGGATTGCCACAGGAAGCCTTCATGGTAATAAGATTACTGCCCGGACAATTACCGCCTCAAATATTGCCACCGGAACTATCACGGCTACAGAGATAAACACAGCCAGCATACAGGCGAATATTGTCACTGCAGGGGCAATAAATGCCTTGACGTGCACATTCAGTAGAGGCAGTATCGGGGGGTGGACTATTAACTCCAGCCAAATCTATAAAAACAATGTATATTTGAATTCAGACGGATCGATCATAAACTCAACAAAATGGAAATTCAACAATGACGGCTCAGGACAGATAGCGAACGGAAATATAAGCTGGAATACAGCCGGGACAGTAACGTTCGGAGCGTCTGTTTCCCTACAATGGAAGAATGATATAGAAGCCTCGAAAAGTACCAATTATGGATACCGCTATTATACCAGAATCGTTATTAACGGAGAATCCGGTAAATATTATCCTGTTGTAATAAAGGGAGGAGACCAAACTTTAAAAAGGGACATACTTGTCCGGCGGACATATTCTGAACAGGCTCCATCGGATTGGGCTAACAGCAACACCCACATGGGAGGATTGAACCTGCTTATCAAGGCTAACTTCGGAGGATGGGGAGGGGCCGGTTACTCCTGGAATATCTATGAACTGGAGGAAGTTTATTGCCGCATGTTTGCCGGAGCCACCCTTTGTGGTAACAGTTGCATGTTTGCCATTTATTTACGTGGTGGAGGCTCAACCGGAGCAGTATATCATATTTATTCAGGGCAGCCATTAACAGAACGTCCTTTTAGCGAGTCACCTGTTTCCACGCAAGCTCCCCAGATATGCTATAACTCAGACTTAATATTCAAAACGCCGAATGGAAGCGGCGGATATTATACAGCTAATGCTCCTGCCCCCCGAACGATAACAAGTGTTGTCGAAACAGAAATAAAAGCCCATAGATATGCGGCATCAACATATATAGATACCAATGGCATATACACAGGAACTCTAAACGCCAATCAAATAATTGCCAGGAGTATTACAGCCGACCGTATTGCCGCCGGGACGATTACGGCAAACGAAATAAATGTAGGCAGCATACAGGCAAGTGTGGTAACTGCCGGTGCAGTGAACGGATTGACCTGTACTTTCAACAAAGGTAAGATCGGAGGTTTTACAATCAGCGATACCGCTATATACAGCGTGAATGCTACGACGGGGCATAATATAGGAATACAAAACAATGGTTATATATATAACTGTAACAGCAGTAATACAACAATTGATTATTGGGCACTAAATACGGATGGTAGTGCAATATTCGGTACCGGCAAGATTAAATTCGGGGCGAATGGAGACGGTTGGCTTGCTAACAAAAATATCAGTTGGGACACGAATGGTAACGTATCCATGACGGGCACGATTTCGGCTACCGCCGGTAAGATCGGGAATTTTAATATTAGCGGAGGAAAGCTGGTCAATAGCACAACAACCGCTTCTATTGAATTTACCGGATTAAGCGGTAGCAGTCTGTATCTGAATAGCGGCAGTAGCCTTATATCCATACGCTCGGATGTCAATAAAACCGGTATCTCCATACAAACTTACTCGACAGGAGCACGAGGTATTTATATTGTGGCCAATGCCGGTTCGACCTATTCAATTGAAGCCTATGGTCCTATGCAATTAGGACAACGAGGCGGAGAAAGATGGTGTGTGCCCGGAGTGTTGTATGTGGGGTGCAAATATTCTGCCGGATACAATAATTATTACCGGAAAGTGTGGGGAGATGGCATGACTGTTTCGTCTTTTTCCCATATAGGGGATGGAAAATATCGGGTGTATCACAATTTGGGACATACTGATTATACCGTTACGGCAATATTATGGTCCAGTACCGTATATTATGGCTACTTCCGCTTATTGGAAAGAACGACAAGTTATTTTGTAATCCAAAATATCGGCTCCAGCGGAAAACCAGACCAGGCACCTTTCGACTTCGTGGTTATGGGACGTAACAAATGGTAAAATCACCTACAATCTCACTTTTTTATCTATTCATTAATAAAACCTATATAATATGATGCAACTAATAAACGTAACAGTAATTAAAAACCTAACGGCAAAGACTTCCAATGCCAACTATCAGATTGAATGCCATCTCATTTCTGATAACATATATAAAGTTCATGTAACAGTTTTCTCTAATGATGACGGACAATTTATCGGGAATATAAATCTTGAAAACGGAACAACTTCATGCAATTTCCCTATTGAGACTACAGTAATTCCTTTTTTCGAAGACTTCGATACTTTTATTGCGGAAATAAAAGAGGATACAAACATTACTAAAACCAACAGTAATATACTTGAAGCATAAACATTCCATCTATTGCTTTTCTACTCTTTGAAAAATACATAAATTAATCAACAATGGAATTACTAATTAAAGATCGCCTTTACATTCCCGCTTTCTTACCCAAGGAAGGTACGTTTAAACAATTTAATCTCAAAAAAGAAATCCTACATAAGATCGAGATTACAGAGAATGAGCGAAAAGAAGTAGGACTGACCGAGAATCAAGAGACCAAACGTATCGAATGGGATGTAACCAAAGATATACCATTGACTGTCGAATTCAGCACAGACGAAATGAATTATCTGAAGGAATCCTGCGAAAAGATATCCGACCAACAATTGCCTGACGATATGTGGTCCGCAGTCGAAAAAATTTATAATGCGATGAATAAATAGAAACTCCAAAACAAATCAAACTGCCACACTCTAATCTTTGATAGAGTGAAAAGTCCCGGTCACTTCAATCAAGTAACCGGACTTTTTGTTAACCGAAAGTTATATAGTATGAGACAAGACATCAACATGACCCCCGTATATGGAGAAATAAACCTAACCTATAATCTGACTTCCAAAAGATTCTATGATTTTTCCTTTATTGGAGCTATTGACGGAATGGATAATGATAATTATTGCTACGCTGAAATTAGTGTCCCACCAGAATTTGAAAGCAAATTCATAAACCAAAGTAAGCTGTATGCATATATTCCCTATATTGCAGAATATAAGCAATTAAAAATCCGCTTTCTTATCGAGAAAAACAATGATTCCCCCGAATATTTGATTAACCGACAGAATAATACCATTTGGTTTCCAGTTCTTACAGATAGCAGAGCACCCATTCCGGCTTCCAAATTTCGCACGATCAACGAGAAACAAACTTTTAATCTAATCTTAAATGAAGGTGCCTTACTCTTATACAGTGGATATGAGACTGATCTTACCATAAAAAGTTCTTTGGAACAGACGAAAACTTTTTTATTAAAAGCAACCGCCGGGAATATATATCAATTTCCTAAAGTTGGAGTTGGGCTCACCTATTACCTGCATGGCAATTTAGAGATTTCAGACCTTTCGATCAAATTACTACAGGAATTTGAAAATGACAAACTGATAATAAGAAATGCGTATATGGATTCAAACACAGGAGAATTATTATTAGATGTAGAAGAAAAAAATAATGGGTAAATATACAGTCAGAGCGGGACAAAATATCTACGATGTGACCATGCATCTATACGGTGCATTAGAAGGTCTTCTGGATTTATTCATTAATAATCCTTCATTATCTTTTTCAGACAAACTGGAAGAAGGCATCATATTGGAGTATACAGAGGGATTCGTTATTAATGAAGAAATTATATCCTATAATAAAACACACAATATCATTCCTGCCAATGGAGAACAGCACATCTTCTTTAAAGAATCGAACAATGTCTTTTTAGAAATGTATCTGCCTGATAACAGGAGTTCAGCTTCATTTTCTTTCAGCGGTGAGGGTTTGCTGGCAATCGACTGGGGAGATAATACAGATATTGAAGCAGTCGAGTTAAAAAAACAGCCCCAAAAGATACAGCACTTTTTCAACAATCAAATATCTGAGATGCGAAAAATACGCCTGAGTGGAGACGTTAAATTTCAATCCATGGATTTAAGTCAGTTGACTCCTTTGGAAATATATCTGCTTAAACCACTTTATACCGAAAAATTCACTATACAGAACTGCGAGCTGAATATTACCTTTGTCAATTTGTTAAGCAATTGTCTCCTGGCTGATTTTACCGGACTGACGACTCATTCGCTATCTCCCCTATTAAAACTAAACGGGCTAATGAATCTGAATTTGCTCAGCAGCCATATAAAGCCATCCGTCATTGACGAATATTTAATAGGGTTAGTAAAACATTACGGACACAGACGTAATTGTCATATCAGATTAAACACCTCTCCTACCGGAATGTATCGAGAACCTGCCAGAGATACCAATGGTAATTATACTCTTACCTCCGGTATGGAGGCTATCTGGGTCATCTTACACGAACCGGCCTGGAATGAGGCGGGTCATTGGCAATTTTCCATCAACGAAAACACATATACTTATGAGTAGAACTATCAATGATATATATAACGAGGCTGTCGGGGAACGCAACAAACGTTTAGAACTGCGTGAATTCCAAAGCGACTCAAAGGTTTCAATTATGAATGGCATTACATGGGCTTTCTCTGCCGCCATACATGCCTTTGAAACATTGCTCGATGTATTTGCCATAGATATATCGCAAGCCATTAACCAAAGAATAAACGGAACCCCTGATTTTTACGCCAATGCGCTTTTACAATATCAGACGGGAGATGAGTTAGTAATAAGAGAAGATGGGTTAGCGTTCGGATATGCAAACATAGACGAGACCAAACAAATAATCACCCAAGTCTCTTATTCAGAAAGCACAGACAATACAAATTTAGATAGCAAGTTGATATTAAAAGCCGCCATGGGAATTAAAGGGAACCTGACTGCATTACCTCCTGAAGAATTAATCCCTATTAATTCATATATCAATAAGCTTAAATTCGCAGGAACACGGATTGAAGTAATCAGTCGGGAAGGAGATATTCTAATACCACGTGTCCAGGCGTATTATGACGGTGCCATATTGGAAGCAGAAATCTATGATAATATCGAAGAAAAATTAAACGATTATATAATGAACATCCCTTTCGATTCTTCCATTTACACCAGTAAGATTGTGGAAGCAATTCGTAGTGCGGAACATGTGACAGATGTTTATATAGATACGTCAGCTATTCCTGAACAGGGTTTCTTTATCGCATCTTATGATGCCGACTCACATATCATGGCGGCTAAGAAAATAGAGCGGGTCACACAAACAAATTCAGGCTTTATCAAACAGTCTACAAGAAAAGGGGAAGAGAAAGACATCCCCACATTCAGGGAAGCCATTAAGCTAATCATTGACCGGAGATGAAAAGATACGAATTACCGACTGACAGGCTTATAAACCAACTGTCCCCTTACTTTCTCTCCGGACGAAAATACATTCTTTTACTTCAAAGTCTGGTTTACCCCCTAAAAACATTAAATGACCGTTTCACAGAATTCGCCAAGGAAAAACATATAGAAGCACGAATGACAAGCCAAATCATGTGGTTCGAATGGTTCTTAAATTATAAATTCCAGAAATACTTTACAGATTCTCAGGAAGGAATATATATAAAAGAAAGTACCTCAATCGGAGTTGACATATACCATGAAAATGCTCAAAAAGCACGCCCCTTTACCGTATGGTATAACAATGAACTGGTAATTACATCAAAACCCGAGGAAAAGCCCAAAGAATTCTACTATATATCAGAAGAGAAAGCAATCAACAAGGTCAGCTTTATGGTATGTGTACCTTCTATAACGATAAACGCCATGGAATTTGTATATCTGCTATCCCATATCGTCAATACATACAAGGTGGCGGGAAAGACATACTTGATAAAAATCGAACAACAAGAAATAGAACCCAATACTGTATAAACATGAAAGAATACATTGCGGAAACAGGAGGTAGATATACCTACGCAGACGACATACTTAACTTACAGGAGTTAGCACTCAGCATGACTTCTGTTTTCAGTAATTCTTCCAACTTTATCATATCCGGTTGCGAATACATTGAGAGTGACCTAACTTCCGGATATGTATGGATTAATGGGAAAGTCAGATATTTTTCGGGTTGCAAAAATGCAACTACACCCTATTTTATCTATGAAAAGAATGAAAACGAAACCGTTACCTACGCAAACGAAATAAACAAGAAAGGAAGAGCACTCTATTTATGTACCGGAGCCGCTGCCAAACCGGAGGTTACTGACCCGGTTACAGGAAAAGTACCCCAATATGTTGAGATTACACCTGATTATGCCCCCCGCTTTGCAGAAAAATTCTTTGGGAAATATGCAGTCCTGCTAGATACCCCATTCAGCAAACAAACAATCAAAAAAGATTTGGTATTGGCCGGTAAATTCTCTGTAGAAAAGAGTTTGGAAAGTAAAACTGCCATATCTGTGATCAATGAACTGAATGGGTATTCCATCCGTAATATGGTAAAAACGAACGGTGACGCTTCAGTCGGAGCTTATCTGAATGGATTATTAATAAATGAAATCGTTATTCATACAGATGGTTCATTCAGCTTTATCAAACAGAATCAGGAATTAGCCAAAGTCACTAAAAATGGTATTTCTTACACACATATAAACGGAAAAACATCTAAAACAGGAAATATTTACATTTCGGACAGCTCAATAATTAACTATGATGATGACACAGATAATGGCTCCATTAATATCAATACAGCGGGTCTGCAAGGCGGTAATTCGAAATTCCGGAACTTTAATATATACGATGGCAAACAGAATGCCACCCCTCTTTTTCAAACGAATGGTAAAGAGAAGGCCATACATGTTAACGGAACCTTTATAATAGATAATTCAGGTAATGGAGTAGTATTGTCCAACCCTTCTTATCTCAAAGACAATACTGCACTGATTAATTGCTACACATGGGCAGACAGCCAAGGCGATAAGATAGGAAATATTGGTTATGGAGACGCAAGCTCTTTTGATATGACAATCTGTAATATGATTGGGAACATTGCTATAGTGCCTAATGGTTATATAGATATTATAGGTATTCTGAAAATTAACGGGAAAGCCATTGGTGATATCTATGTCACCCAACAAAATTTCACTACAGAACTTAAAAAGAAAGTCACTGCGATTACGGGGAAACAACTGTCAACAGAGGATTTTACAGCCGAATATAAAAAGAAATTAGATGCAATCAACGGGGGGAGCATCAACGGGAATAATGAGGGTTTTGTCACTGCTAAAGATGTAGTTGCTGCATTAAAATTGAAACTGACAATCTCTGAGAATTTACAAGATATACCTAACAAAGCAACAGCCAGGAATAACCTCAATGTTTATTCGAAAGAAGAAACAAACGGGCGCTATCTAAAAATTACAGAAAAATTATTAGAACTTGTCTCCCTGACCGCTGATGAAGTGAACGGGCTTACCGCAGAACAAGCAGCGGCTCTCAAAGCAGAAAAGCAGGAGGCCGTTCGTAAGAACCTGGATGCTGAGAAAAAAGGCACAGGAGATTTAAAACTGGCTAAAACCAGTAATCTTGCTGATATTCCCGATAAATCAGTAGCAAGGAAAAACATCAGCGTTTATTCCACCAAAGAGATTGATGACATGCTGGCCGGGAAACTTGGAAATGATGGAGCCTACAAGGGAGCACTATTCACTGATGAATTAAAGAACAAACTGGAAGGAATCAAATCCGGCAATTTCACTTACACAGATGCAAATGGTACTTCACATGCTGAGGTTGAGGGCTACATCAGTACCTCCCAAGTGAAGAAGGAACTTTCCAAAAAAGCAGAGCGTTTGCTCTCAGACTATAACGACAACGAAAAGAGAAGTATTGCATCCAATATCGGAGTTTATCTAAAGAATGAAACAGATGAAAAATTCGCGACTGTTTCTTCTTTATTTCAGGATTACATTGCTTACCTTGTAAAACAGGGGAAAAGCACTACTGAAGCACAAAAAATGCTCCGGACAAAATTGGATGTACTATCTTCCGGAGATATCAGCGGAACTTATTTGCGTAAAGACAATAAACTGTCAGATTTGTCACTTCCCAATGCAGATGCAAAGAAACAAGCATGTCGGGCATTGGGAGCGGCTTATGCAGAGGAATATCAAACCAAAGTATCCGATACAGGATGGCTGCAAATGAATAATTCCGGTTCTGGTACAGACACCAGAGGCTTATACGCCCGACAGATTGGAAATGTAGTGTGTATCCAAGGCACGATTAATACAGCCAAGCGGGATGGCAGCAATATGGGAGGAACCATAGCTGTCCTGCCTAATCAGATCGCAAGTCCCAAATATGGGCTGAAACTTTCTTTGTGTGACTTCAACGATGATCACAAATACAATAGAGGCGCAACTTTCGTTATGCAAGGAAATAGCCGCAAGATCACCATTTATGAAAGTGGATGGTACAACATCAATACAGAACTAAATTTCACATATATGGTATAAATTATGAAGAAAATCAACATCCAACGTGACATAGACAGTCGAAAGGAAATATCCAATACTGTCTATACTCCAGCAATCAATCAACCCGGTATCGAATCATTTACTATCCAGACAAATGCCTGTAGCCAAACAGAAAAGGGGGGTGAGGATAACCAAGACTCCCAACACCAAGAAAGGAAAAAGACAAAAGCAGGACGGCAGACCCAAGGGAACTTATAAAAAGTTCCCTTTTGGGCAAACCAAACTTGGATTTATGCTTAAATATGAAATGCCAATCATTTACAATATCATCATGCAGCCGTATGCATTCTGCACCTTCCCGGAACCTGACCCCAATTTGATAGAAAAGGTATGCAAAGCTTCCAGAGATCCCTCCTACAAGAAAAGCAAATTTCGCAGGTACATGAACGAATACATTGCACATGGAATTTACTGCAAAAGGGGGAAATATCTGACAAACAAGAGAAGATCTTATTATGAATCTATCAGGAAAAACAAATTAAAGCAATACATACAGAAAAACAAAGAACGCATAGAAAGAATGAAAAAAAAGATTCTAAATCTATGAAATGTATCTTCTATATTTTCAATGTTATTTTTAGCATCATGTAACTTAGCAACTGATTATAAGCTGATTAAAATATTTTTTAGAAAAATATTTTTGCCATATTTGGTAACTACAAAAATAGCCTTTATATTTGCCTGCACTTCTTTGAAAAGGAAGTATCAGTCTTCAATTGAGCTCTCTTGCAGAGCATTCAGGTAACAGTCCAAAAGACCCTATTTTATCTCTTACCTACCAGTTTAATTAATTGAGATAAAGCGGAGATTCCGAAACCGCCAGTCATTCTATTCAGTTTATCTCGGCAATTAATACATTCCGCATTAATTATGCAAGAACAAGAAAATGGCATGGAAAACATGTCTGTAGAAAACCTATTTTTAAACGCACAAGAATCCTACGAAGAAGCTCAGGCCAGGGCCGCTGAAGAAAACAAAACATTCTCAAAAACAGAGTTCTTCCGAATGGATAAACTAGGCACCTACCGCCTTCGAATCCTTCCCCTGGCTCCCTCCGCTGACGGACAAATTGAAAGAAAGAGTTATCAATATCCAGTGCATCAGTTGTTATTGGAAATTGAGAAGCCGACCACCACAGGTAAACAACAATTCGTTTACGCAACAGTAACAAGGGCAATTGATGCCGGTTTCTCCCTGGATATCATCGATACCTACCGAAAACTTTCAGTCGATGCCGCTAAACAGGCTGCAAATGACAAACTCGCTGAGAAAATAGGGGGTGGAAGCTTTGGAGGAGGATTAAAGTTTTCTTATTCCCACGCCATGTACATCCTTAATCTGGATGAGAGAGCCAAAGGTATTCAATTACTGACTTTAAGCCATTCTCAGTTTAAAGAATTAGATGAAAGACGCTTTAAACTATGGCAAAAGAAATTGGCCAAGAATCTGGCATATCCCTGCCCTATTTCATCAGTCCGAGACGCTTATCCCATCGAAATCGAAAAAAAACGAAATGGAGCGAAGACCGAGTATCTGATTAACATAGACAATGAATCGACACCGGATATCTTATCAAAAGAAGAACTGACACTATTAATGAATACTCCTCGTATACCGGAAGTTTCAGGACGGTATTCCCGCTATCAATTTGAAGCTACTTTGGAATTTCTAAAACAATGCGACTCCAAATATGGACTTCAGATTATGCAATTGGAAGAAATGCAAAAAGCCATTGATACATTGCGTTCAGAATTGCCTAAAGAAGATACGGGCACTTTCAGTTTTGACAAACGCACCAAAGACGTGAAAGACAATGCGGCAACCAGTGCTTTGTCCTTCGATCTCCTTTATGAACGATTCGAGGAGTTACAACAGCAGTCTCTTGGTGACAAGACTGAAGAAGGACAAGAATTAAGAGGTATGATCCGTTCCTTCATCGAACAAGAAAAATTAGCTGTCCGTATTACAAGATCTACAACCAACCAAATGCTGCTAGACATGATAGAAGAAGTTCTTCAGGAAAACACAAATGAAACAGCAGATCAGGGGGAAGAACCGGAAAATCATACTCGTAGAAAATAAATCAGTCAATCCGTATCTATTCATCGAAAGAGGCATGAAATGTGCCTCTTCCTAAATTTCTCATACCTATGTCTAAAGTATATCCTGTAGTTTTACTACTAAACGACATCCATATATCGAAAGATAATATTCCTGAGTTCTCTGCCAACTGGCATGAGGCTCTAGCTTTATGCGAAAGAATGAACATACCGGATATTGCCTTCGGTGGAGATATGTTTCTGTCACGTTCTGCACAAACTCTGGACGTATTATTGGCTGTCCATGACGCTTTGCTGGAAGCCGGGAAAAGAAACATTCATGTCACATTGATAAACGGCAACCATGATAAAGTTAATCAGGAAGCAATAAGGGGGTATTGTCATGTATTCGACCAACATAGCAATGTTCTGGTTGTTGATGATTTCTATACTTTGCTTTCCTCAGAAGAATGGGAATTCGCCCTCCACCTTATACCCTATTTCCCGGAAAATAACAGCTTCGTTGAAAGGCTAAAAACTTTGATAAAAAACGGCCTGGATAAAAAACGGGCCAACTTTCTATATATCCATGAGGGTATCAACGGAGCTTTGCAACATCCAAGCGAGAAAGAACTTCCACCTACTATCTTCCATGATTTTGATAAAGTTTTTGTGGGACATTATCATAACCGTTGTAAAGTTGATACAAGAGTCGAATACATCGGTAGTAGCCGCCAAAACAATTTCGGGGAAGACGAGGCTAAAGGATATACAATCATCAATGCCGACGGTTCAACTTCATTTATTAAGAACCAAGTCAATACCCGCTACAAGGTGATGGATGTATCTACAGAAAATGTGAATACAAACCTGACTGACGAACTGGATGAAATCAAAGTAGATGGAAGATACCTGGTAAAAGTCAGAATTCACTCCACCTCCACCGGTATAACAGGCATTGACAAAGAGAGCCTTTTAGCTGCCGGAGCTAACAAAGTAGAAATTGTCACCGAAGACACTGAAGAATTGGATATTCAGGACTCAGCTCTTTTCGATAAATATGACAGTTCCAAAATCAAAGAAAACTACCAGCGCTTCTGTAAAGAGAAAGATATCGAGAATGTAACATTAGGACTATCCTATCTATCAAAAATCAAATGATATGTGGAAACTAAATGAAATATATGCAGAAAATATATGCTCGTTCAAGGAAATACATTATGTACTTCATCAACATGTAACAACTCTAATCTTCGGGAATAACAAAGATAATGAGACACAACATTCAAACGGGTCAGGGAAATCGGCACTCATCGAGTGTATTGCACTGGGTATTACTGGAACTCCACTGAGAAAAGTAAAGAATGATGAAATCATCAATGATAAAACGGATGAATGCCGTATATGCCTACAATTCTTCAACGATAGTCAGGATGAGGTATTTACTATAGAAAGGCAATTCTTCCGTAAAGGACCGTCCATTGTAAACTGCCATATTGAACGTAATGGAAAAGGTGTAACCACAGATGAAGCCGTACAACCGAGTATCGACAGCTACAACAAATATATATTGGAAAAGTTAGGTATCAGCAAAGAAGAACTTTTCAACAATTTTATTTTGTCTAAATACAAATACAAAGACTTCCTTAATAGTTCTGACACCGAGAAGAAAGAAATCATCAACCGCTTCTCCAACGCATCCCTTGTTGACAAGGCTTTGGAACAAATCGAAAGCGACAAGCAGCCAATTTCAGAAATGTACCGGAATGCCGAACTGGATGTTACCGGACTGGATGCCCGTATAGAGACCCTTACCGAACAAATCGGAAAAGAAGAACAAAGCAGGGACGAGAAAAGCCAAAACAAAAAGGACAAGATAGAAGCGATAGAAAAGAATATCTCTGAAAAACGTTCCTCGATACGTAGTAAACATGAAGAAATAAACGCATTATCTATCGAGATAAATAAATTGGAAGGTATCGATGAAAAAGTTCAGGATATAGAAAAGCTGGATTTACCCATAGAAGAATTCCTTCGTAGAATAAAGGAATTATTACCCGCTGCACTGGCGGATAAAGGTACAGACTGGAATGAATTGATTGCAGTAAGGAAGCAACAAACCTATAAACTGGAACGTGAGTTGGAAAAGTGGAACCAGGCACTTACCGTTTCCGATGGCAGGCTCCGTGAACTGCTAATCATGCAAGCCGCATTGAAAGAGGAATACAGAATTTTCTCTGAGAATTATACTATAGATATTGAAGGATATGACACTCAACTTGGAAGCCTTGAACAGCAAATTGCACTTGTCAGCCAACAAAAAGAACAACTGCTTACAGAGAAACGAAATCTGAGCTCTTCCATAGAGGATATAAAAAACAAACTCGCCGGGACAATTATCTGCCCTGCCTGTCAATTCAGATTTCTTGCTTCGGACAAAAATTTTGATGTAGTAAAAGCACAAAAAGAACTGGGAGAGAAAGCAAGCAAATGGGATAAACTCACTTATCTGTTAACTGATTGTGACAAACAGACGAGAGATATTGAACAGGCAGAAATCCAAATAAAAGACAATAGACGAAGCCTAATTATAAAAAATAATGGCTGGATTGATAAGATGAACGTCACAAAACAGAATGTAAGCAATGCTTCATTCAGCCTTGAAGAACAGGAACGAAGCCGGAAAAAGACACAAAACGCCATTGGGTCCATCCAGTCAGATATCGATGTCTTAAAAAGAAAAATATTCGATGAAGTTTTCGGAATAATAGACGATGCCTGCCAAGAGAACGAGAGGAGAATCAATTTGTTAAAAGAAGACATAGCAGCAACAGAAATGGCAATCGACACGCTGGAGAAAACAATTGCAGATATCAACAACAATTCCGATCAGGAACTATTGAACAGTTTGAAGAACTCACTGAAAGAATATCGCAAAAAATCGGTTGTTGCTATCAGGGAGAAAGAAAAATTTGGAAAGTCATTACAAGAATTAAACTGTCAGGAACAGGTCTTCGTCCAGTTTAAAAGTTATCTGGCCAACACAAAGATTGCTGCACTTGGGAAAGTCACAAATGACTTCCTACAAGCTATCGGGTCTGATATCCGTATCCTCCTTTCAGGTTATACCCCTTTGAAATCCGGAAAAATACGAGAAAAGATTTCAGTATCACTTATACGAAATAATATTAACTACGGATCATTCGGAAAATTCAGCGCAGGCGAAGCCGCACGTGTAAATCTTGCTACAATTCTGGCTATGCGGCAGCTGATCAACACGAATTGCGAAGGGAACAAGGGTCTGGACCTTCTGGTTCTTGATGAGATACTGGAAGCAACGGATGAAAGTGGGCTGGCAAGTATATTTGCAGCATTGAACCAGATGGGCTTAACCGCTTTGATCGTGTCCCACGGAAATATCGCAGAAGGCTATCAACACAAATTAATAATAAACAAACAAAACGGGGAATCCTACATCGATGCAAAAAGCAAACAATAAACCAACAGAAGATGAATTGACAAAAAAACAAATACTGGCACTCGACATTGCCACTTTTACAGGTTACTATTCCATACATGAAGCGGGAACATGGAATTTTACCGAATCCAAGCACCGGAATGACAACAAACAGCATAAAGACTTCCGGGATACCCTGATGGAATTCATCCAGGAATATCATATCAAAAGAGTTGTTGCGGAGGATTTGAATGTAAACAACCACTTCTTTGACATGAGGAAGTTAGCCGAATTCAGAGGCATCCTATTAGAGGTTTGTGATGAATTGAGCCTTCCCGAACCCGAATTCGTGAACGTAAGCTCGTTAAAAAAATGGGCGACCGGTAACGGGAGAGCCTGTAAAAGTGAAATGGTCGAAGCTTGCCGTAATCGCTTTAATTACTACCCGGCAGATGACAATGAAGCGGATGCCTTTTTAATCTTTAATTATTTCATACGTAAATACCGAATTGCAATATGAGAAATAGTTCAAATCAATTGACTGTAATAGTTGGATTTTCAATCAATAAGAACAGTCAATATGGAACCCAAAAACAGAGCAGGCAATTATTTAACCGATAATAAGTCAATAGAAAAACGTACTCAACTTTTCTATAAATACGTATATCCTTATAAAAATCTGATTTTCCATATCTGTATCAAGCACACTGCCAGCTATGAGGATGTACGGGATAACTACAACGAAGTTCTTGTCAACTTTTACAAATATGTAGACACTTACGATATCTCCAAATCCATCAAAACATGGATTTATGCAGTTACAGTACGTCTCGTATATGACCTTGAAACGAGAAGGAAACGTTTTCAGCGCACCGGGGATGTAGGCGACACGCCCATCGAACAAATCGTCTCAGATGAATTGCTGGATGAAGACGGGCCATCCGCAAACGCCATGACATTGGATAATTATCAGGAGCTATATTCAGATGAGGTTCTATATGCACTGGACAGTATCAGGCCCATGTATAGGGAGCCGTTTCTTCTACAGGTAGCCGGTTACAGGCTGGATGAAATAACAGAAATTCTATATCAACAGGGAAGCATGAAAAATGCGAATATCGAGACTACAAAAAGCCGCATATTTCTAGCTAAAAAAAGATTGAGGGAATTGCTTACCAGAGATGGAAAGAGAAAAGAAAATTAAAGACTTCGTGCAAGTTTTTACAATAATCATGCGACATGCCGTTTCACCAGAATTTACTTTTCCCGGTGGCGGTATCGCCGCACGATGTGTAGCCAGATGTATTGAACAACTGGAGAAAGAATATATTCAACTCAGCCTGGAACGGATAGTTGACTATTGCGTTTGCCAGATTTATGCAATCAGCGGCTTCTCGAAAGAATATATGACACGGTGGAAAGCAGACCATTCATTCGGAGCAAAAGCCTTTTCACGTTTCAAGCGGACTAACCAGGCATATAAATACTACGAAGATCGATGGTTACATGCCAATGGCCTTAGCAGAAGTTTCCTTCTGGAATCAATTCAGGATAAAAGCAAACATCCTCTTTACACGTACATATATCCTGATTACGAAGACAGGGCAAAAGCAAGAGCGTGCGGAACGGATGCCGGATACTATATCTGTGGTATCTCCACGCTTCTTTGGGCCCCACTATCGCCAATATGCAGGAAATGTGTAAAGGCCGGTAAATGTAAAGAGCGAACAAAAAAGATGTATCCGGAACTATACCGGCTCCGGGAAGAATCAAGCAAAGACGAACTAAATGAAAACTGAAAGAATAAAAGCACTTAGCATTGAATTTCTTTATGAACTGTTTGCCACAGCCATGCGGTCAGATACAATATGCAGCATAGTTGCCAGATATTTGAAAATGGAATATCTGCCTGATCGTGCCTTTCAAAAAATATTGCACGCCCTCAGCAATCACTACAAGACTTACAAGAGCCCCCCAAGTTACATGGTGCTCAATCAGTTATTTAATGAAGACTACGATGTACAGGAGCTGATCAATACCTTTCAGGAATGTGACGAAAATTATAATGAAGAGGTAATACTGGACTTGCTGGAAGGATATATCAAAGGAGTTAGATTACAAAGCGTATATTCCGAAGTAGGCAAGTTATATAATCAAGCCAGGCAAGAAGAAGCGCAGAACAAGTTGAAAGAGTATGCAGAGTGGTTGTCAGGCTTCACCCTCAAATCATCCGCATTCATAAATGTCGGAACTACATTCAAAGAACGTTTCCTCCAAAACAGGGAAAAAGAACTGGAGAGCAAAAATTCACAACTAACTCCCGTAACACGCTTTTATATCCACGAACTTGATGCACTAAACGCCGGACGCAACCTGAGAGGACAGTTAAGTTGTTTCCTTGCCAGTACAGGTGTAGGTAAGTCGCATCTGGCAAAATGGATCGGTTTACGAGCTAATGTTGACGACGGCCTCCATGTGTTACACTTTCAGCTGGAAGGTTCTGAAGAAGAAGCGTTAAACGCATACTCAGGTGGGTTAATATCCAAAAATGCTTTCTATTTTGAAAGAGGGAAGATTTCTGATACGGAGATAAAATACTTTGAGGAGCAAATAGCAATCTATGCGGGCAGTATTACTGTACGCTCATACCCCCGTTTCAATTCAAGAATTTCAACACTCGATATAAAAAACGGAATCGCTGAATATCGAAAATTATACGGGCGTTCCCCCGATGTCGTTATCATTGACAGCATGGACCTTTTGACGGATGCGAGCCGGAAAAATTGGGATGCAGACCATGAGAGAAGCAAACGAATTGCCGTAGCCAATGATCTCAAAGATTTAGCTGCGGATGAAAAAGTGTGGACGGTCGTAACCTATCAAGCTACCATAGAAAACAGGGAATGGCTAAATGACGAAAACAATGTGCTGACAGAGTATAATTGCTCAGAAAGTAAAGGGCTTGCACGACCTTGTACCCATTTGATCACCCTGAACCAATCTTCTGCAGAACGTGAAGAAAATACGATGAGGCTACACATTGCCAAATCACGCTTTTTTAAAAAAGGAAATACAATCAAAATCGCAACAGATTATGATAATGAAATTTTCTACGATGCACGCAGAACCCTGAATTTAAAAAGATAATTAATTATGCAGTCTAAAACAGAAGCTGATTTTATCATCAGTGAATTAAGCCGGGAGCTCAGTGCAAAAAGGGACGGTTCCGGAAAGAACCTGATAGCAGAACGATGCCCGTTTTGTAATAAGGAGAAAAAGTTCGGTATCTATATCGGCAAAGAGACTGAACGTAAAAAACCGTTTGCATCACATTGTTTTTCCTGTGGACATTCAACCAGAACCCTGGAACAACTGCTAAATGCTATCGGCAGACCGGATTTAACAGGACTTCCTACGGCCAATCTCGATGATCAACTGGAAACTCAACTGCTATTCCCATTAGAGGAGGATGAAATTGATGATTCTTTGGGAATTATTGAACTACCTGAATTCAGCAAGAGAACTTTTACCAACGAATATTTGAAATCCAGAGGGTTTACCTATGATGATTACGAATATTTCCCAGTCTATACGACACACAGACTAAACTTCAAGTATGATGATTATGTCATCTTTCCGATAGTTGATAACAGTGATATTGTAGGCTATGTAGCCCGCCATACATGGTCTAAGGCAGATATTGACACATATAACAGGAAAATCAAATATAACGGCGGATACCGGATTATGCGTTTCAAAAATTCAACCGAGAATGAATTTACCAAACTATTATACAACTACGATGCTGTATTGGAAGGAGAAACTGATACTGTAATAATCGTAGAAGGCATATTCGATGTGATTTCCCTCACTCGGAAATTAGATTTATACGAAAACCATTCAATAGCCGCCATAGCCACATTCGGAAAGAAAATTTCACTCCAACAAATTTATAAGTTGCAAATCAAAGGGGTTAAGAGAATTGTACTGGGATTTGACGGTGACGCTGTAGAAGCGATCAAAAAAACGGCTAAAGAATTGAACTCCTATTTTTCAGTTTTCATCGCCGACATACCTTATGCGCAAAAAGATTGGGAAGATTTAAACTTCGAAGAAATATATGTCATATTCTCTAATAGACTGAGAACTCCAGTTGAATACAAACTATTAAAAGTACAAGAACAAAAATGAAAGAACTCATAGATTGGCTAAATGCCAATAAAATATCATTTGTGCAGGTTGATAACGAAGTTATAGAGATCGAAAACTTTGGAAAAGTCTTTCTCGCTGATTTATCTTCCGTACAATCGATCTTCCGGGGACAAGACGAACAAATACAGTTTAACTTGATGGAGGACCCGGCAGTTCTAATGCAAGAAGGAATCTTTTACGTGGCTTTCCATTTTGGAAATAATTGGTTTTATTATGACCTAAGAGAAAAATTCAAGTTTAATATCCTAAAATATGTGGGGAAGCGACAGCCTTCAACAATCAACGTTCCATTTGCAAATTTAGGAGTACACACTTGTTTTGAACTCTTGAACGGAAGCGGGGATTTAGCTATTTGGGTCAAAAAAGCCAAATATTTGGGACAAGAAGCTTTGGGCATCTGCGACCACAACACAATGGCTGCAACTTTAATTTTGCAAAAGGAATGTGAGAAAGCCGGAATAAAACATGTATTCGGTTATACACTAACCATTGAGCATCAAGGTGAAAAAGTGGAGGCTAAAGTTTATTGCCAATCACAAAAAGGCTTGCGTAACCTGTTGCGTATCCAGAAAGAAATCAACGTAGACTCCGATACACATACAATCAGTTTACCTAAACTACTATCCCTTGCAGAGGGAAACGTACTGGTATTCGGTAAGTATTCTTCTTTTTGGATGAAGCAAAATCCTAATATCCTGCATGTTCTGGAGATTGCATTTAACAAAGTCTTTTATCAGGTTGATCTGAACGAGTTTAAAGCAGAACGAATAGATCTTAAAGTACTGGAAGCAACTCAATTTTTCTTCGACAATTTCTATATACCGGAAGCGCGAGCATTCTCTATCGAACCGATTTTAATTTGTGATACCTATTACTTTGACAAGGATGATGCACGCAACAAAATCATCCTGAACAAGATTGCTGAAGGGGCAGCCCATGAACAAAGCGACGAGCAGTATTTCAAAGATATAGACGAGCATTATGCTATAATCAGCAAGCTTTTCAATTCTGAGAAATGGAATGTAGATGCACTTTTCGAACAAATGTGCAGGCATACGGTAGAAATTACCCGGGGAGCAACAGCCAGATATGAAACAGACAGGAATTTTATGCCCCAATACGATATGACAGAGGAAGAGATTCTGAATTACGGAAATCGACACGCCATGTTCAAAGCATTATTAGAAAACGGATTCAAACAACTGGTTCCGGCTGGAAAAGAAGAAGAATATCGTCAAAGGCTGGAAAATGAAATTTACATATTAGAGTCAACCAACAATATAGATTATATACTCGTACAATATGATACCGTAAACTGGGCTCGTGCAAACAACATTCAAGTGGGTTGTGCCCGTGGAAGTGCGGGAGGTTCATTGGTCCTATACTTACTGGGAATAACATTAATTGACCCTATGAAATACGATTTGCTGTTTGAACGTTTTTTGTTACCTGAACGTGCAGGACTATACCCTGATAAAGTCACAGCCATAGAAGGAAATATTCAATCCTCAGATTTCGTTAAAGCAAGACTGGAAAATGGAAAATTTTATCTAATAGACAAGGATGCCAAATTTTTAGTTAAACGAAATGGCAGCGAAATTATAATCTATGCCGACGAACTCCTGATAGGAGATGATATCATATTCGACAACAAAGTCCTTCTGTTTAATTTAAACGAAGTTGCTTATGAGGCTTGAACAGTTAGAAAAGTCACATACCTGTCAACCTGTGGCAGTTTTAGACTTCGACGTAAAAAACGGATACCGGCAGGGACCCGGTGGACAATTACCGGATGTAGATTGTGATTTCCAGTCAGACCGTCGCCAGGAAGTTAAAGAGTACATCGAGAATCGTTATAACCAAAGTAATGGAAAGTATAAACAACGTGTTTTCTCTGCAGGCACATACACCACACTGAAACTCAAAGCTGTATTGAAAGATGTATGTAGGGTCCACAGAGTTCCACTAAGCATGGTGAATTACATTACGGCTATTTTCGAAGATGATAATATGTCCTGGACAGATTTGTTTTTACTTGCCGCCAAGAATAAGAAAGTACGTAAATTCATATTGGATTATGCTGAAGCTATTGAAGATATTAGGGGACTCATGGGACAGCCGAGATCTGCTTCAGTACATGCTTCGGCATTAATCATCACTCCTGCCCAAAAAGATGGGGAAGAGATGGAATGTTTTGATTATACGCCTATCAAAAAAATCGACGATATTCTTGTCAGCGAGTTGGACGGATATTCTATCGATGAAGTCGGATTGCTAAAAAACGACTGTCTTGGTATTAAAGAACTTACCAAATTACGCACTGTCATAGATGAATGCAATCGTGTTTATAATGCTGATATTTCGTTTGAGGGACTGGTAAGAAGCGGGTTGGATGATATGCCCACTTACAAATTGCTGTCAGAAGGGTATACACAAAATATATTCCAGTTCAGTTCTCGTGGCATGACGAAATTCCTTATGGATATGCAACCGACTGAAATTAATGACTTGATTGCGGCCAACGCGCTCTATCGTCCGGCAACATTATCTTCCGGTTCGGTTCAGAAATACCTGGACTGTAAAAGAGGTGATGTAGCTCCTGTCTATTTGTGGGGAACTTATAATGCTTTGCATACAACCTATGGTGTCCTTGTCTATCAGGAACAATTGGCGCAGATGGCTCGTGAAGTCGGCGGCTTTAGTTTAGCTGACGGCGTAAAACTGGTTAAATTGATTTCCAAGAAAAAAGTGGATCAGATTCATGATATGAAAGAGAAATTCATGAATGGAGCTAAAGAAAAAGGATGCCCTATAGATGATGCGGAACAAATATGGGAAATGGTCGAAGCTGGAGGTTCCTATCTATTTAACAAATCCCATGCGACAGCCTATGCTGTTACAAGCTATCTGGGAGCGTGGTTGAAAGCGAACTATCCTACTGTTTTTTTCAACGTAGCCTTGCAATGGGCAGATGACAAAGAAATCCCCTTACTGATGTCAGAGATGGAGAAGTGTAGCAGAGCTAAAATATCTCCTCCTGACATCAATGTATCCAGCAATGTATTTTTCACCGATTATCAAACAGATGAGATATTCTGGTCTTTAAACAAAATAAAGATGTTAGGAGAAAAAGCCGTTAAATACATCATGGATGAGCGGGATAAAGGGTCCTTTACATCAATTGAGAACTTTGTTCACCGGATATTCCGTTACAAATTAAAGAAATATGAATTTTGGGATGATCCTGACAATGCAGAAGAAGCAACACGTGTTCCGGTCAATGCCAGGCATGTTCGAAATTTGATTATCGCCGGATGCTTTGATAGAATAGAGAATGTCCGGGCTGTTATTGAAAGATATACTATTCTGGACAAAGCAGCTAAAGAACTTGGCTTCGAGCTACAAAAGAATGATTTTCCGGATGACCTCATTGATAAGCACTATTTCTGGTCTACACAGCAAATCAAAATTTCAGGTGTCGGTTCTATTGACTATCAGCGCATATATGACAATTCGGAAGCTAAGAAACAAATACGTGGTAAGGCTTCGTACATGGCTCTTCAAAATGCTTTGGAACTGGACAATGAAGGAAAAAGAATTGCTGTTTGCGCCACTGTCATTGAGCAAGCAGAAGTTTCCTATAAGGACAAACAGACAGGAGAAACAAAACGTTTCTGCAAACTCAGATTGAAGCAGAATAATGAACTGATGGAATTGATACTTTGGAGCGACTTCTATCAAGAACATAAAGCAAAAGTAAATGACCTCAAAGATAAAATGATTATTGTAACAGCCATAATCAAGTACAGTGATTATGTCGGTACAAACAGTTTGAATTCTTATAAGACTTCTTTATTATACAGCGTGTGAAAACAATTATTGCGATTGTCGGACCTTCTGGAAGCGGCAAAACCCATTTAGTGAAATTCCTGAGAAAAGAACTGAACATTCCAACTATTATCTCTTATACCAGCAGACCGAAAAGACCGGAAGAAAAAGAAGGAACAGACCATTTTTTTCTACCGGTTACAATGCAGCTACCTCCGTCTGAGGAAATGCTGGCACATACTGTTTTTGCTGGACATGATTATTTTGCCTTGCATACACAAGTACCGGATATTCTTTGCACCTACGTAATTGATGAAAAAGGCTTGGAGGAACTTACACTCGAACATAGTGACAAATACCTGATAATCGCCGTAGCGATAAAATGTAGCCCTGAAATATTAATTGAAAGAGGGATTGACCCGGCAAGAGTACAAAGAGATCGTGAAAGGAAGCATCTTCCACCCGGCTATTTCGACTGTATCATCCACAACAATGGAACTGTTGAAGAGTTTGAATTTGATACCCTACGCACCATTAACACACTATAGAATGGCAATATTCAATACAGAGCCCAAAATATATACCGGAGTAGTGCTTGACTTTGAAACCGGAGGACTGGACTGCGTGAAACATGCCTGTACCCAAATCGCAATGCAAGCTGTCCGCTTTGACACCTGGGAGGTGTTAAATCAATATGTGTCCTACTTTTTACCGTATAAAAAACAAGAATTAGGCGGGGCTCCTAAACGTAAAGTCTTAAAAAGCAAATATGACCTGGAGCAGAATGATAATAGTCCATTCATGGAATACGAAAATGTGGCTTTAACCTATTCCGGCATAACCATGGATATGTTGTACAAGATGGGGGTAGACTTTCAGAAAATAGCCTCTGAGATTATTGATTTCGGGAAACAGGCGACACTCAGCAAAGGAATGCAGGCAAAACCCGTTCTGATCGGACAGAACATCCAATTTGATATTGGTTTCCTACAACAGATTATGAACTATGCCAATGCTATTAAGGAATTTGAAAAAACATTCGCAGGACATAAGGACTTTTACAATAATTTCCAACCTCATTTTATTGACACCATAGACCTTGCCAGACTTACTTTTGCCAATGATCCACAAGTCACTTCTTACAAATTGGAGCTTATTGCTGAACGTTTAGGCATTGAATTGGACGATGCGCATGATGCAGCAGCCGATGTTACGGCAACAGTAAATATCACTTCTGCCTGTTCCAGCAGATTACGAAACAATGAAGGTGGAGCTACAAGCATAGTAAAAAAAGAAAAAACCAGATTACATTTCAAAATATAGCAAATGGAAAACGAAGTTGAAACGGTATCCTTCAATGTAAAGGATAAAATCATATATGGGGTACAAGGATATGACGGCAATGAACTGATGGCTATTATTTCGGGATACGACTTGCATATTGCTTTCAATCTACGGCTTATCAATTCCCTCTCGGATGCAGAGAATTGCGCCAATGCTCTATCTGATGTCTTTTATGAGTTATTAATGGAAGAGCTAATTTCTCAAAAAAAGGGAGTGACACAACCTATCCCGACAGAATAAGACTATTCTTTAATAAAAACATCAACGAATGGAGAACGAACAAAAAAAAGAAAAACTAAAGACATTGACAAAGGAAGAAGAGATGTTCTGCCAACTTTATGTTAATGGAAGCATTGAATACGCCGGTCAGCACGTAAAATGCTATAAAGAGGCTTTTAATTATGAAGGAGAGAAAACATCGATTCAAAGCAGACAGTTACTTTCACTGCCACACATCCATGCAAGAATAAAAATACTGGCTGATGAATTGCAAACCGATACAGAGACTATCGCTATAAAATTGCAGATTTCCGAAACCCTGAAAGCCGTAATGGAAGAAACTGCTACAAGTTCTTATACTGACAAATTCGGTATTAAACTATCTCCGGCTCCGTTACGGGCAGTTTCAGTCAATGCGGCCAAAGCACTTATGGATATCTATCCGATAAAATATGCTCAAAACAGCAAACTGAAAATTGAAGGTGATGGCGGCGTTACGTTTAATGTAATTGTACCTGCACCTGATTTTTCGACAGATGAAACTTAATATTAAGCGTAAAGAGATGGAACGAAGCATTTACATTCTTCTAATTATCGGGCTGACCTTATATGGCTTAAAAGATTCCGAAACGGCAGAAAGGCTAATCCGTTCCCTATCGGAAGCATTTTCCATCCTAATTAATAACCCATGACCGGATTTAAAGATTTCATTTTAGAGAATTTCAAGACGTTAAGTATCATGCTGTCTTTCATTATCACAATGTATATACAACATCTTACTAATATTGCCAAAATTAATGAATTGACCAGCCGGTGTTCGACACTGGAAATCAAAATCGAAGACCAATACGAGAAAATTGATGCCATTAAATTAGACAAGGCGGTCTTCGAAGCTACTATGACACAGTTTACATCCATGCGATCAGACATAAAAGAGATACGTGCGGACATTAGAGAATTATTAAAAAAATAGACATTGATAAGAGCGTTTATTACAGGCTGTTGCTTTCTGCTTTTAAGTGGCAAGGCATCTACAAGTCCCCCCCAATCATTTACGACTATCATTGAAAAGGACTTGTTTGAAGAGGCTGTTGTTCTGATAAAAGAATACGAAGGATGGCACTCTTCACATTTATATATCGGATATGGACATCGATTAATCCCCGGAGAAACATTTAACTCAAAAATTTCAGAGCAGAAAGCAGACTCTTTACTAAGAGACGACCTCCGAAAGAAATGCGCTGTATTCAGAAACTTTGGCAAAGACTCGTTATTATTAGGAGTATTATCGTACAATATCGGCGAATACAATCTACTTGGACACGGCAAGAAAGCTAAAAGCAAATTAATCTGGAAATTAGAGGAGGGTAACCGAAACATTGAAAGTGAATATATGTCCTTCCGAATAGCTAACGGAAAAATACTCCCCTCACTTGAAAGGAGACGTAGAGCCGAATTCAATTCGTTTTTTAATAAGACTAAAATAATTATGCAACTTAAATTAAAGAATAATGATTAAAGAAGGAAATGTAGTAATAATCAGGCCATCAGAAGCGTTGTCCATAATGAAACTTGATTATTTGATTGACAAGGAAGCTACAATCACCCAGGATTTAACATCCATCAGGCGATTAAACAAAGGATATATGGTTAAACTGACAAAGCCATACATGGAAGAAACCGAATGGTTTATACCCGTTGAGTCAATAGATGATGATGAATAAAATGAATAATATCCTGTTTCTATTGTTCATAACATCAGGGGTAACTATCAGTTTACTTGTATCACGGAATGCCTACCTTTCCAAGGAAAAAGAGAGATTTCGGATAAATACCGATGCTCTATTGTCCGACATACAGCATATACAAATAGATTCCGCAATGATGGCTTCAACTGTTAAGGTACTCCAACTTTCTCTTGATGAGTATAAACGTTACAAAGCCGAAGATGCAGCAACCATTAAGAAAATGGGAGTCAAGATTAAAGACTTGGAGACCACAGGCCGACATGACATCGAGATTAATGCCCCTATTGATACAGAGGTTAAAGATAGCATAGTATACAAAGATACTGTTGCTGTCTTTATCAGGAATGTAAAGATGGATACCCCATACATCAAACTGGACGGAGTAATTGAAGATAATCATCTGACAGGGAGAATACGTTTACCTGTACATCTCCACCAGGCTATATGGATTGAATATAAGCACAGGTTACTTTGGTGGAGATGGAAAGTGAAGGCTATACATCAAACCATGGCTTCGGATAATCCATATGCAGAAATCAAATATTCAGAATTTATAAACATCAAAAATTAATCAACATGGTATTTTTTAAAAAATCATTTCAAAAAAGAATTGAAAGAGCCAATCGTTTATTCCATATAATTGTAAAAAAATTAGAACAGACTATGACAGAAATAGATGTGAAAGTCGAAAACAATAATAGAAAACAACAAAAGCTATCTGATGAAAATAGAGAATTGGAAATAATGAAAGAAAAAACATCATTCCAAATAAAAGAAGTCAGTAAGCTCCTATCTTAACTTTATTAAAAGAGGATAGCCTGTCTTTCGGGCTATCCTCTTATTTTATAATATAATAAACTATTACTTATTATTTTTCTAACCAGCAATTCAACATCCTATTCCAATTATCACCAGATAAGTGATGGGGAGTTTCTGTTCCCTCAAAGTGAGTATGCATAACATCCTCTTTGTTACCATCCACATGCTGAGCACCAAATAAATGTCCTACTTCATGAGCCATTGTATTGGGGTATAGAGAAGATGAAGTAGATATTGCACTAATCTCAAAATTTTGAGCAGGCTTATAATAATGAATTACACCAAGAGTAGCCACTCCTAAGGTTTCCTGATCCCATTTTCCATTTCTCATAAGAATATATACTTTATCGCCCATACCAGAGACCTCATCCCAATGTTTCAAATAGGCTTCAAACTCACCTCTAGCAGACTCTGGCCAATTATTCAAACCTTTGTAGGGGCAATCACGTATATGATAGATAGGTGAGATAAAACCCGAATTTATTAAAAATTCAAGCGAAGTTGTTGTCGCTTCTGTCTGCCAAACTATTTCATGGTCAAGGGCACCCCCATCTTTCTCTTTCAACAATATAAATTCCACATTTGCAGGAAAAGGACTGCCATCATAAGTTGCAATTTTAGATGTGGGAAAATCTTGTTTATTTACAACACAATCATCATTTATAGAGTCTTTAAAAGGATTACTTTCAATAGCTCTTGTTGTATTAATTTTCACACATGAAACATTCGATTTGTCAGATCGAACTTGCGGACTATTTATACAAGTAACTATTTCATCAATTGCTCTTGTCTGAGTAGGGAGAAACTTTGTCAAATAATAGTTTGCAACTTTCTTCATTTCGTTTTTTTCTTTATAGGATACGAAACTGATTAATTCACCATTTCGTTGAATACGTAAGGTTGCATAATTAGGTGATAAAACCGCACTTAAAGAATCATGAACACGTCCCTTATACAGATTGACATTATGCCCTTCTTCTTCTATCTTAACCTTCTGGTTCTGTTCCAATTGAACAACCCATGATTCGGCTCCATCTTTTAATGTTACATCTTTTCGAGAAGATAAAGTGCTAGATAGTACATTCGCCAAATCATCATATCCCATTGATTGTAAATTTAAAGAAAGATCAGTAGTTGGAACTTTCACTGATTCTTCCAGAGAATCGCTTTCGTTTGAACATGCGGCAAATAATGCGGCAAGCCCTAATACCAAAAACATTTTTTTTTGTTTCATTTCTTTTTAAATTAAGTAAGACCTAAGATTTATAATTGTTGCAACGAATTATATTTCAAATAATATTCGATAATATTTTCATATCGAGCATACACCAGTACAGTCTCAGAGCCTAAACATATAAATGGAGAACTAATTTTTACAATATTAATTCCCATTTTGAGTAATACTTTGTATAATTTCATATCACATTCCGCTATCATTATATTATTTTCATGTTGACAAATATGTGAAAATGCAAGTAAAATCATTTTTCTAAAAAGATCATTACCTAACTTGAAACTATCATTACTATCTATCGCAAATCTCCCTATATGATAAACTGTATTTACTGAATTTAAGTCAATACAATCCGGTAAATCAATACTATTTTTATCAATTTTATGTACTCTTAAAGTTCCAATTAATTGCTTTTTTTCAGACATAACAACATAGAAATATGAATAATCAAAAATACTATACTCAGATGCTGATATTTCAACAACTTCCATATCTAATTGTATGTTCTCAATCAGAGAATGATGCTTTTTGTAATTTGTAATACAGACAAATTTGATGGCATCTAATAAGCCATCTTTTTCTATTTGATATATAGTATATCCATCTTCTGAAGCTATTTTCTTTTTCATAATTCAAACTTTATGCAGCAAAGTTATTCCGCATTTAACATCCACTAAAATCTTTCACAGTTCTAATGGATATCAACGCCCTAATATTACCCTTGTGGGTAAATTTCATTATGAAATAGCCAAAACAGAAAACCAAAATTAATGTAAAATCGGTTTTTTTGCTAAATTTACATTAATAAGAATAATTACATATCAAAACAATATGGATTTAATATACAAACAATTTTTTGAACCCGTAAAATTCTATGGAGTGAAATTAGAGCATGAATATAAGTCTATAAATCCGTGCATTAAAGCCATAGAAGCAACTGCCAGATTAGTACCATATTCAATGTACATCATTGATTATTACAAACAAAATTTTCTTTATATTTCACCTCATAGTTTGTTTCTGAGTGATTCCACTATTACAGAAATTAAGAATATGGGGTATAACTATTATTACAAACTTTTGCCATTGGAGGACAGACGATTCCTGGAATTCATTAACAAAGAAGGGTTCGCATTTTACTACAAATTACCGGAAGAAGATAGAATCAACTATTCAATTTCATATGACTTTTTCATATATGCTGGCAAAAGCCATAGAAAGATTCTTGTCAATCAAAAGCTTACACCTATTGCATTAAATGAAAAGAGTCAAATATGGTTAGCATTATGCAGCATGTCAATTGCTCCGCATAAAAAGAGAAGAGGTGTTATCATTAGAAAAGCGGGAGAGACATACCATTATACATACGATTTTATAACTAAACAGTGGAAAATTGTGAATATAGTGAATCTAACTGACAATGAAATCGATATATTAAGACTTTCTGAACAAGGATTTTCTAATCAAGAAATTGGAGAAATATTATTTTATGATGTGAATAGTATTAAGTTTCATAAAAAACAAATCTTCAGTAAACTAAAGGTGAAAAGCATAAAAGAAGCTATAGATTATGCATACAATAACAAATTAATTTAGTTTATAATACCGACAAATAGTAGAAATTAGGAAATATTTCAACATCACGACCCGTAGCAATGTTAAACAACACCTTCGTACATAACCCTGCAGTAATCCATGAACCAACAGATAATTGCGGCAATGGCATTCTCTTTTTTTCTTCTTTCAATGCTTCTACTACATTAGACAACCAATATGTTTCCTCACCTTTCTTTTCTAAGTTACTTATTATAAAATCCCCCATACGCAACTCAAAATCATTCCATCCGCCTAACTGAGAAAGCAAAGTATCCCTTCGATCAACCACAGTTACAAATCCTGCATAACTTAAATTATAAGGATGAAGAACAGATACACCATTTTCTAAACAATACTCATCGAAAAGAAAAGGGACATCTGAAGCAAAATCAAGTGCATTAATAGCTATAGAAGTACCTTCTAAATATTTACCTATGTTATTACCATCTAAAAATTCTGTCGCATACCCTATATTGGCCTTGGGATTAATCCTTTTCAGTCTATTATATAAGTTTTCAGACTTACTACACCCAATATCTTCATATAAATAATTCTGTCTATTCAAATTAGAAAGTTCAACATTATCACCATCTATAATGAAAATATTTTCAAAACCAAATCTCAATGCACATTCTGCAATGACACTACCTAACCCTGAACCACCAAAAAACAATTTGCATTGGGCTATCCGTAATTGTTCTTCAGGAGTTACAAATAAACGATTTCTACTATATCTATCTTCTACTCTTTTCATTTTATCAATTTTATAAAGGTTATAAAAGCCTCTGATCTTCACAGACCAGAGGTAACAAAACAAACAATAACGTCAGGCTTTCCTTTTTCGGTTTTATCATTTCTCTTAATGATATAATAGCCTGCGGTTACAGGTTTAGGAGGCGTTTTTTCATATACAAATAAGACAAAACAGAACCATATTTCAAATGGTAATTGCCTAAAACCCGCTTTGCTTATTACGCTTGAGATTTAGTGGGCGGGGAAATAAAACCAAAATTACTAATTTACTACTATCATTTGAACTTCTTAAATTAACTGGTTTTTGAGAGTTATAATAAAGGCTATATGAAATGAATGAAAATTTCCTCATCATTAACATGGGTGGTAACCACCATATCCAGACTGTCCATGCTCAAAGTCAAAACAAAATATTCAGTAAAGACTTTTATACCTGTTTTAAAAACATAACGTGCCTCTTTTTCTGAAAAATTCTTCATTTTAACATTCGAAGGCAAATAATAATCTGAAAAAAAAGACATATCTGAAGTGATCATCTTTCCCTTTATTTTAAGTACAAATGCCAGTATAGCTACAGATATGTCTTTCAAATATAAATCACATTTTTCCGTTGACAGAATACCTGCATATTTAATTTCAGTCCTTATTTTCTGTATTTCACCGTCCTCATCCATATTATCAGTGTTTACTATTATCTAAATTATTTTTTGAGGGAGGGAAGCTATTATCCCTTACTCTTTTCGACCATCCCTTGACCTGTCAAAGTGTTTCCAATTTTCAGGGACAATAGCAGGAGCTCATAAGACACTTTAGAGCTCTAGTTTTTTCCCAGGACGAAATCTTACCGTTTGTTTAGCCGGTATAATCATTGGCTTGCCTGTTTGAGGATTTCGCCCATTGCGTGCAACGGTCTGTTTTATATCGAATGTACCAAAACCAATTGAAACAACTTTCTCACCTGATTTCAAAGTACTTTCAATTACTTCTTCATAGTTTTTTATTGCTTTTTCCACATCTGCAATACTTAAACCGCTTTTCACTGAAATTTCGTGAATTAAATCTTTCTTATTCATACATAAAGAATTTATAATTGTAATTTAAAGAATTTCCTCATCATCCAAACGTTTTATAATAACACCTTCCTCTTTATCAGGGAATAGATAAACCTCATAGTTCAAACGTTCATAGAGTCTTTTTAAATCCTCATGGTGCATTTTATCCACATAAGACAGCCATCCACCAAGGTATTTTAGATTTTGTTGCCGGGCTTCTTGAAAAACAAAAGATAATAAAGTAGTTGCATAGCCATGTCTACGACATTCAAGAGAACATCCGATGTCAGTTATAGTCGTCATCAACGTGGTATTTCCAAGCTGGATTCCGGCACTGTTCAGTAAGGATAAAACATGTCCGTTTTCTTCCGTACAGGTACTCATTTTACAACATTTTATCCCGTTCTTTGTACGTAAATGGCTGAGTACAATAACTGAGGATAAAATATTAAGATGTGAATATGATATCACTACGGTTTCTCCATTCGGCGTTAGGGATAAAATATTATATTTATATTCATGCATAAGTTGTCTCATGGTTTCTCCCCCATATTGATACTTACCCAATTCTATTTTAAGCATCTCTATCTCTTTATTTTTAAGAATGTTCCCCTCAGCAAACATAGTAGCTTTTGCCTCGTAACTCTCAAAATCTTGTTTATAGACCCACTTAAAAAATGGATGTAACATAAAACGGAACATAGTTGCAATCATACTTTTTCATTTTTATTATTAACTCCGAAATGATTTGCAATGAGGGTAATCAAACGTTCTTTCACCTCCTTACTTCCATAGTCCTGTACAAGAAGCTGATATTCTTTTTTTAAAAGAGGATCATGCTCTATGTACCCGAATACCATATCGACTATCTTATCGGTATATTGGTCTACGACCTTTACACCAAAAGTTTCAATCGACTTTGATTTCATTTCTACAATATTTTTTTACTAAAAGCTCTTATCAAAAGCTTATTTCAAATATTTGTATAGCTCAAAGTTAGGGATAAAAAATAGAATAAAACAAGCTATAAATGCAAGTTTAGTACCCCCCCCACGAAACCATATTTTAGTTTTTCATCTAAATTAGACTGAAATCTAAAAGCGTTAAATAATCCAAAACAAATTTCTGAAAACAACTTAACTCCACTAAGAACCTCTACTCTTTTAAAAACCTAAACCACAAAATATGAAAATCACGCTCAAAAGAAAATTTATTGGCCCATCTTATACAATCGGCAATCTTCTTATAGATGGAGATTTTTTTTGTCATACAATAGAAGACAAAGTAAGAGAACTGCCATCCAATTGTCCACAAACGTCCATAGGATTAAGTTGTAAATGCAAAGAAAAAGTATATGCCCAGACCGCAATTCCTAAAGGAACATATAAAGTTACGATGGAATATAGCCCCAAATTCAAAAGGGTTTTGCCATTACTGCATAATGTACCACATTTCCTCGGAATATTGATACACAGTGGAACAGACGAAAACAGTTCTGCGGGTTGTATCATCGTTGGTATGAATAAAGTGAAAGGCAAAGTGGTTGAGTCACGGAAGACATCCGACGCTCTCAACAATATTTTGAGCAAAGCTAAGGACATTACTATTACCATTGAATAATGGCGGTCAATAAGTTAAAAGCCCCGACCAATCTTCACATAGACTTCCAACCATCTCTTAAACAATATGAGCTTTGGAAATTACTTCAACCTAATTTCTGTCCTAAATGCGGTGGTCAAATCGAGCAGGTATTAATAGGATATAACGAGAAACACAATCCGCAATATAAGCCGCAATGTACTTGCTGTAATAACCGTAACCTAGCGCAATTAATCCTTGGTGGGGGAAGTGCCGGTGGAGGGAAATCTTATCTGGGCAGCGTCTGGTTGATTAGCAGTTGCATGAGATTTGAAAATATCCGAGCCGTTGTAGCACGTAAAACTTTAAAGTCGCTGAAAGAAAGTACGTGGAATACCATCAAAACTATTCTAAAAGATTGGGGACTGAAAGAAGAGGTGAATTACAAAATCAATAACGTGGAAGGCACTATCCAATTTTGGAACGACTCAATAATCATCATGAAGGAAATGGCCGATATACCTTCTGATGTAAACTTCGAAAGATTCGGCTCTTCAGAATATACAATAGCAATGGTAGATGAAGTTTCTGAAATTTCAGAAAGGGCGATTGAAGTACTGTTTTCCCGCCTAAGATGGCGCACCCACGAAACCTTTAAAACACCCCGTATGCTGATGACAACCAATCCAACGACCAACTGGGTTCGCGGAAGATTCGTGCAGGATGAGAATGGAGATAAAGTGATACCCAACGAAGGAGAAGCGTATGTGCCATTTTCTGTTTTTGATAATCCGAACATCGCTTTCAGGCAGACGTATGAAGCGGCCTTAAACAAAATAAGGGACCCGGCCACAAGAGAGAGACTTCTATTTGGAAATTGGGATTTTGTCGAAGCGAACGAGATGGTTATATATAATCAATTCTCTGGTAGCAAACATCTTGTAACCGGACTTAAAGAAAAAGTATATGATCCGACAAAACCATTAATCACTATATGGGATTTCAATGTTGCCCCTTACATGTCAACTCTATTAGCACAAATTGATTATGAAAAGAAAAAAGTATACATCCTTGAGGAGGTGCTGGGGAAAGCAGAAAATAAAGAAAACAATACCCCAGCATTAGCCAGAATGCTTCAAAAGAAACTATACCGGATGAAGCATGTGGGTGGCCTGGATGTCACTGGCGACCCTGCCGGATTACAGCGTAGTACCACGAATGAGGATGGAGTGAACAACTTTACCATAATCAAAGATATATTGGGAAAGGGAATACTCAGGCCTAAAATAAAACTACTAAAGAAACAACCGCCGCAGGTTACGAGATGCGAGTTCGTTAATGAAATATTCAATGATTATAACGGATGGGAGCTTCTTATAGACATACGTTGCCGTAAACTCACCGTCGATCTACTCTATCAGCTAAAAAATGAAGACGGAACCAAAAACAAGCCCAAAGTTGTTGATGCCAAAACCGGAGTTAAAGCAGAGAAATACGGCCATTTATCAGACTGCCTCGATTATTTGCTTTGCTACTACTTACGGGATAGCTGGCATAAATTCAAATCCGGTGACGATTACGGAAGTATTCTCTCAACAGCAACACTTAATGAAGGATTTAACTATTAATTATGTATAGACGATTTCTGAACGATAATGACTATCTAAGCATTATCACCCCCGAAGCATTAGCTCAAATTACAAGGAACGATTCTGACCGGTTGAAACAAGCCGAAGAATCTGCCGAAATTAGTATAGTAGAGTACTTGTCAGAGAACTATGAGATTGAACAGGAATTGCATAAAGGCAAATACATTGCAGAATATGACAGGCGAATTACTTATCCTACCGGAGCACATATTTACTGGAATGGGCAGATTTATGAAATTATCCAATCTATCAATGGATATAAAGCTCCAGCCTTACACGAGTATTGGCAGGAACATGTAGATATCAATCTGGACATTAACGCTATAGAAAAGTATTCCCAATTCAAGACCTATTATCCAGGGAATATTATCAAATACAACAACGCTCCTTATATCTGCTTAGTTGAGAATGGATACAAATTCCAAAATATTCGAATTCCGCTGGTATATGGATGGAAAGAAGCAGCTTATGAAGAATGGCAACCTATAGAATACGATTTATGGAAAGTTGTTATCTACAATGGAGCCTTTTATACATTGATCTCACTTGAAGGGTTCGATAATAATATGAATCCAATGGACTCCGATTGTTGGGGGGCTATTGCTGATTTTTCAAGTGATTACAATAAATATGAGCTATTGGAACATGAATATGTCGTTTATATGGGAAAGGTTTTCTTCCCGGAAATAGACCCGAATTCCGACGTACCGGAAGTCGGTAAAAATCTATTCTTGCATGACCCACGGAATTACAATATAAAAAAGCATCTGGTAAGATTAGCTATTTATGAACTGACAAAGCTTATTGCACCAAACAACGTCTCAGCGGTCAGATTGAAAGACTACGAGGATTCTATGAAGTGGCTTAATGACGCTTCTAAGCTCAGGCTGAATCCGCAAATCCCACGCAAACTGGCAGAAGATGACAAACCTGTTATGGACTGGCAACTTGCAACTTTTCAGACGGATTACGACCCTTACAAGAATCCGTGGTTAACGTAAGAATTAGCTTATGACAGACCTTACTAAAAAAATCCTATATTTGCGGAATGAGAATAAAGGGAATAAAAAAACAGATTTCTGCAATAAACGAATTAATAGCCAAACATATTTATAAAAAAGCTTTGGCTAAGGAATCCATATTAATCGAAAAAGCAGGAATGTATAACGTTTTCAATACAATTGAATCAATAGATAAATGGGTTGATGAAGATAATAACGTAGTTGCTTCTCCTATAAAAAGAGAAACTAACTATTGGGACGAAAAATGCTACGATACTAAGGATCTCTATGAAATGTTGGAGATGTATTCTGGTTATAAAAGTGAAAACATCAATCACTTTTTACGTTTAAATAAGCCTATACATGCATGGAATAGTGAATTCGAAATAGAAGACACGAAAAAATACATATCAAAAATTGATACCGAAATGCACCAAAGAGCCCTTCATTGTAATGTTTTAGCTATAAGATGGGTTCACTTATTTAACGTTCCTATGTGTATGGGATGCCAATTGTCTGATATAAAGATTGGAAGAAAGTACACTGACTATGGGTATATGAGTTCTTCTCTCTATCTACATTATATAGGAAGCTATGACGAAACTGCTGCAAGGGTAATAAATCAGCACATATTATTGCTTCTCAAATTGCCTGCAGGCAGTCATGGTATTTATATTAATAAAGAAATAAGTGACAGGAATGAATACGAATACATTATTGACCGAAATACAACTTTTACTGTAGAAAAAATATATTATAAATTTTCGCGTCCGTTGATTCTGGTTTGCAAAATATAAAAATCATACGAATTTATAAATCAATGTCAGCAAGAAGAAATACACGCTTTAGCTCTTGCTTGGTATCCAATAGACAAATGTATTCCCCCTCTTTCAGCTTGATTTTAAAAACAGACTCCTTCCCAGATTTTCCCAACAGTCCTTCGTGTTTCATTCCGGCAATAATCTGTGCTATTTTCTTGCCAGCACAAGGCTCTATCTTATTCTGCGAATAAGGAATGGCATTCAACAAAATCATTAGATCGGCTTCAGATTTACTATTTTTCATAACAACATGCTTTTTCATCTCCTATCCCAACTGGAGAAGTTTTTATAAAACGTGGGACATTACAGCTCACTGACATCCAGGAACGGCCAAGTCCTTGCACACAATAAGAATAACGCCCACGCTATAGCATGAGCATCTAACTTATATTTTTGTGTGCATATCATCAAAATTGGCCGTTTTGGACTGTCACAAATAATAAGCTAAACGCTTTATATTTAAACTCATATCAAATCTTCAGGCAAAGATAGAATTTTAATCTTTCATCTACAACACCCTTTAGATACAATAAAACCAATGTATTTGAAAAAACGAGCCTTATCCTTCATTATAGAAAACATAGACTTCACCTATAACCTACTCGTTAGAAAGACTAAAGACAAAGAGACATGGAATACATTGGTATAGAAAAAGAGGCAGTAGACACTGTTCAGAAAAAAGTGACCGAACTGCGAGAAATGACAAGCTCCTACCCAGCGGAAACTCCAAACGGCTTAAAAGACTGGATAGAGAATAGTGAGCTATCAGAGTATTTAGGATTATCTCTGGGAACCTTGCACAATTATCGGTTATCTGGAAAGCTGGGGTTTTCCACCATCGGGAAAAAGATCTACTATAAACGGAAAGATGTAGAGACATTTTTAACCCAAAGGAGAATAGTAACCGCAAACATAACTAAATCTAAAAAATAAGTAAATGGAACTCATAACAAAAGAAGACTGCGAAGAAGTATTGAAAGATTTACTGGAGATAGAAAATAAATACAAATTCATTCTTTCAAGTTATAAACCTATTTTAAATGGGGAATGCTACCTTTCCGGTAAAGAGTTATGTGATAAACTCAGAATTACCAAAAGGACTCTCCAAGATTACCGTGACAACAGAGCAATACCTTATATCATGCTACTTGGGAAAACGCTTTATAAAGAGTCAGATATCGTCGCTTTGTTAGAAGAAAACTATGTTCCTCGATTAGAATACTAGAGTTCAAATTCAATGTTTACACAAAAAAAGGCCCCGAATATTAGGATATATAAAATAAATCCGTACCTTTGCAGCGTTAAAAACAACGAGAAGTTGATAAGCAAAACGGTGAAGCAGGTTAGATGCCTAATTCGGGGCCGTTCAGTTTACAAAATATCACCACGAGGGCTGTAGAGCCATAGTTCCAGTTCTGGTGGCACCACTTTTAAAAGACTTCAAATTTGGTAAATCCCTGAAAATAAAACATTTCAGGGATTTTCTTTTTCCTCAAACTCCCACATTTTTAGCAAAATTATGCAGTTCCGTTGGTCTAAATCGTGACCAATTTAGGTCTTGAAGAAATTGACCACGAATTGTATCATAAGTCATTGATTGTCTTATCGTTTAACTCTTGCTATTCTGCACGATTCAGTAACTTTAAACCATTAATTTTTAGAGTATGAAACGACAGACTTTTAATGTGCTTTTCTTTATTAGGAAGACCAAATTAAAGAAATCTGGTGAAACGCCCATCATGTTGCGCATTACAATTGAGGGGCAACTCACCGAATTACAACTCAAACGGGATGTAATGCCTACACAATGGAATCAAGCGAAAGAACGCTGTACCGGTAAGGATGCTACATCAATGGAGATTAACCGTTATCTCGAATCAGTTAAACTTCGATTGTTAGACATTCATAGGGAAATGGAAGATGCAGGAAAATTTATCAATCCGATGGAAGTAAAACGTAGATTTCTTGGGCTGAATGAAAAGCACATGATGTTCTTTGAAGTTTTTCAAGAGCATAACGACAAATGCCGTGAACTGATTGGCAAGGATTATGCTAAAGTAACTATCTCCCGATTTGATACTTGTTTACGGTATTTCAAAGAGATGGCTTTGAAAAAGTACCATCTAAAGGATATATCCATGAAAGAAATAAGTCATGCCATCATTCAAGATTATATTCACTTCTTGAAATCAAAAAAGAATCTGCAAGAAAATACGGTAATCCGTTATATGAAGGTAGTGAAGAAAATCACCAACATGGCATTGGCTAATGATTGGATGGAGAAAGACCCGTTTATCAATATCCGTTTCCACGAGCAGGAAGTACACAAAGAGTTTCTAACCAAAGAAGAATTAGAAATTATGCAAAACAAAGTTTTTGATGTTCCTCGATTGGATTTAGTGCGTGATATTTTTCTATTCCAATGCTTCACGGGGTTAGCTTTCATAGATGTATCTGAATTAAAAGCAGAACATCTTGTATCTGATAATCAGGGGAATTTATGGATTAGGAAAGCAAGACAGAAAACGAAAGTTATGTGCAACATTCCTCTCTTGGATATACCTTTAGCCATATTGGAGAAATACGAAGGGCATCCACTGGCGAAAAAGAAAGGAACATTGTTGCCTGTTCCATGCAACCAAAAGCTAAACAGTTACCTGAAAGAAATTGCTGATTTATGCGGTATCAAGAAGAATCTAACCACACATACCGGACGACATACATTTTCGACCGTTGTCGCTTTAGCTAACAATGTATCATTGGAAAATGTAGCAAAAATGCTCGGTCATACCAATACAAAAATGACGCAGCGATACGCAAAAGTATTAGACCAAAGTATTCTTCGAGATATGCAGAATGTGCGGGAGAGCTTCTCTACTAAAACCACCTAAAGATGAAAACGGCTACCTAATCCATTAGGACGGTAGCCGTTTTTCTATATTCATCCTATTAAAAACTAAAGAGAATAATCTTCTATATTATAGGCAGAGCGAAACCTATCTTCCAATACTTTCCTAATATCCGATTCACGGAACAGCACTTTGCCCGGAAGTTGAATAAAAGGGAAAATGCCATCATCCCGATAATACTGCAAAGTTCTACGGCTGATTTTGAGAATAGAACAAAGTTCTTCGCTTGTCAGATACCGTTCACCATCAAACATGGGCTTATTATTCTTCAATACATATTCTATATAAGGTAAAACCCTATCTAACGATTGCAATAATTCTTGGCTATCCTCATTCGTGTATAAATCCATAAGCAATTATTCTTTAGTGGTTACTTTTATTCTACCTGAATCCAATAGTTTTTGTACTTCGGCAACCTTATAATATACCTTCTTGCCAACAGTCGAAAAAGAAAGTTTGCCACTCTCACGTAAAGACTGTAATGTTCGTAAAGGAATATTTAAGGAAGCTGCCAATGTCCTACCCTCTATCCATTCTTTCTCAATACGCATATCAGAGGGAGATAAAGAAGTATTATCTGCCCATGATACAATCTGTTCCAGCTTCTTTCTAAAAGAATCGAAGGAAAACCTTTCTATTGCTACTATATCCAT